AACAACGAGGGCATCTTGGGGTTTTTGCATTCTTGCCATGTTTTACTCCTCCTCTAAGATTAAAATTCCGTCGTTACGTTGCAGGCTGACAACGATACTTTCCGTGCACTCGGTAGGAATCCACATGATAGTTACGTTGACAATCTTGCGATCTTGCGACGCAGGGTTATTACTCTTGTCGCAGATGGCCTGATAAGCCTTTTCGAACGACACACTGTTTTCCAGAGCACCGACCTCGTATTCGGGCTTGAAGATACGCCGGCACTCGATGAGGATTTCCCGTTTGAGATCGGGCGTATTGGGTTTCTGTTCGGCGAACCGCATCCGTACCCGAAGCAGGCGCACGTAGTACGAAGTCTGTAACCGGACATGGATGCTTTGGTACAGCTTGTTCGACGAGTACGCGCGGGAGCTACCGATGTAGAAGCCCGTACCATCGACGTATTGCAGAACGTTGCAGTAGAACTGCTGTACCAGTCGGTTGATCTGCGGCTGGGTGAGATTCCTGACCGAGCAGTCCAGAACCGTCGTAAACAGCGAATCAATGCCGCCGGGCGGGATATGAATGCCGTCGCCGTTCACATACGGCGTGCGCAGATAACCTGCACCGAGGATAGCTCCGATATTCGGAATCTCGATACGGTTACCGTCGGCGTCGAGAACCGTTACCCAGCCGGCGTATGCACCGGCCATGAAACTCTTGTCGTTCGATTTCAGTGCGGAGCAGTAAAGCTCGGCGAGTGCTTCCGAGAACGTGTTCGGGAACGTGATAACGCCGACAGGACTTTTCTGATCGTTGAGATATGCATTGAGTTTCTTCTCGACGCTGAGCGAGTGGAACTCCGTATGCGCGATGATCTGAACGTCCACACCGTCGAAGCAGGAGAACTGATTACCGAAGTACTCCTCGGTTACCTCACCGCCATTGGAACCGGCGCTCAGCGTAGCGGACGGAGCCGTGGTGTCGAGTTTGCTGACCTGTCCCGTAACGGCGACCAGTGCGAAACCTTCCAGCGCGATATTGTTACCCTCGATGGATTTCACGACGCCGATCTTTTCGTATGCCTCCGAATACAGCGTATCGCCAGCGGCGACACCCGTAGGTGTGGCACTACCCGTCAGCGTCGTAGCACCCTGATCTGCGGTAAACGTACCGATCGCTTTCAGACCATAGCGGGCATTACCCGTAGGTTCGGAAACAACGTCGATAACGGCGAACTTGCTGACTTGGAGAATTTGTTTTTGAATCTCGGCGAGCGTCGGCGCAGTATACGTCTCAACGGTGCCGTCGTATTCCACAGTAACCACGTAGTTACCCTCGACGGAAACCGAGTACGGGTAAACGGTTACTTTTACCTTGTTGTTAGCCCATGAACCGGGGTCTTCAACACCTCTGTACGCGGCGGTCGCGTTGAGTTCGAAAGCCGGTTTGTTTTCACCCGTGGAGTTGATAGTCCCCTTGGCGGCTTTAGCATCATTCGCGGCGACGCGAGCAATGTACAAGGTAGCGGGAGCTTCCCCGGCTTCGTCAAACAGATTCTTAACTACCGCCGGGCCATAGTAGTTCGAATTTTGACCTCCGAAAGTCTCATTGAACTCCTCCATATTGACTACCCGGATAGGCGTCAGTAACGCACCACGGGTAAACATACCGAGCAGACCAATGTTTCTTTTTGCGGGGTCCTGAAAGGGGGAACCGCCGTTGGCGACACCCTCTTTTACGGAAGTACCTACATCTGCCATTGTTATTGAAATTAAAAGTTAATCGCTCCCTATAAAATCAGACCCAGTAAAATACCGATTGCGGTACACCCCGCACCGACACCCCACAGTGTCCGTCTGTTTCGTTTTTGTTGTTCACGCATGGATTCCTCCAGCGCGTTTATCGCGTCCTGTGAAGCCTCGAACTGGTCACTTTTAAGTTTAATGACCGATTCCTGCGCCTCAACAGTGTTGTAAAGAACCTTGTTCAGCGAATCCGCTATAAGTAACTGTTTTGCGTAGTTGAGATTGATTTTCTCATAGCTACGCATCTTATTCAGGCCGAGATTTATTTTTTGAAGCTGTACCGGGGTTATCACGATAACCGTGTCCGTTTGGTTCAGTATCAATTTCCTCGGATAGAAATTCTGAGAGGATGCGGATGTTATCGTCAATGCCACCATCCAAAATAGCAGAATTACCTTTGTCATAATCGCTGAGTATTTGTTGTACCTGCTTACGTAATTCGTCCTTATCGCGCTCCAATGACTGAGCAACCTGTTTGGCATTATCCACAACGACCACCAGCTTATTGATAGAATCCTGCAATTCAGTGATTCTGTCTTTGTACTTTTGAGCGTCGTGAGTAGCCTCCAAATAGGAACACCTTTGTGCGTAATAGACACAAAGGGCTGAGAGAGCGAGAACGATTCCGAGAAAAAGGAACACCACTATTTTCTTATAATTAGTCATTGTCGAAATGGTCGTTTATTTTCTCGATTGCTTTTACTATTGAATCTTCATACGCCCGATTGATTTGGTCGTCCTGCAATTCAACTACATCCTCTTTGTTGTCTTGAAACAGCCACTCAATTAATACCGCCATATAACCGCTCCCCATAAGAACGGTAAAATTCGCCTCGAAGTCGCGGTCCAACTTTTTCGGCGAGTATTGTCTGAACTTAATGTCCGGGAAGTCTTCCCGAAGCTGGTCGATGATAATGTCAGCGCATTCATCCGACTTGGTTACTCCTTTCGTAGTCCATACCGAGTAACCGCGGGCGTTGTTCCACGATGTACCAGTACCTACTGCATCATTGTGCAGTGAAAGAAGCAGTTTCTTTTTGTCGGTCTTGACGTTCAGCGCATTTCTCTGACGTTTGGAAAGACCGATCTCATAGTCCGTGGTGTTGGTGAAATACACCTCGTAACCGATGGCACGCAGTTTAATTGCGATATTCCGGCAACGTTCACGGCTCCAAAGGTACTCCCGATGCGTCTTGTCGGGAGAACTTTTACCTGCAACCTCTTTACCGTGGGCAGGGTCCAGTACTATGCAGATACTTTTCATACTCCGAATAATCCTCGTAATGTAGCCCAAAAATCGTGACTGACTAAGCCGGAGAGGATAAACGATGCTCCGAGAATCGTCACGAGTGTAATCCGCGGATGTTCCAAAAAGAACACAAGCAGATTGAAAGAGTCTTTGCTTCTACGGACCGGACAACTTTCCTCGGCGACCGTAAGAGCACGCATTTTTTCCAGTATCTCGTCGAGTTTGGTATTGGTCTCAGTTAAGCTGTCGTTCATCCGCTCCTGATTTTGCTCCAATAACTCGCAACGCTCGTCGAATAATTCGGCGAGCAGTAGCAACTTGTTGTCCTGCGGGTCGGAACGGTTGCAAATGAGTTTCAGCTTCTCCGAGGTCATTACTTCACGATAAGACCTTTCATCACGGGAACCTCAGTCTCAGCAGAGACTTTAACGCTTTTACCGGGAAGCAGTACCACCAACTTTCCGTTGAGGTAAAGTTCCATACGGTAGCCACTGGCGTTACGCAGTGTTTTGGTCTTTACAATGTTTTCCTCCATAGTCTTAGCCATAGCACTTAATTTTTCTCAAAGATAATAAAAATATTCTCGTATCACCAAATCACCCAGTCAAATTTAACCAATAGGTTCGACATCCACTTGGATAAGCTCGGTAACAATCTGTTGTACGACATCGACCTCACGAGGTTCTACCACATAAAGCCAAGCACGCAGAGTAAATTCGTAGTTGACCTCCAATACTCCGTCAGTACGGGGAACATCCGTGGTTCGAATCGTGTACGGGACCACATCACCCACCTCGTCATCGTCAATAACCGTCCTGTTAAAGATAAATTTTGGCTGAGCAATAAACCGGGACAGAAACAGATTCTTCAATGACTGGCTCTGAAAATAATCTTTCGTAGCAATGCTTACGTCATACCGAAAATCCATCCAAATAGGACGCCTGTACAAATATGCAGTAAGGTTGTCAGTAGACAATCCTCCGGCGTACTCCTTGAAATCAATCCACCAATCCTCAGCAAGTGTGGGTTGGTAGTCTTGGATGGCTATACATGGGTATACTTGGTTCTCCTGTTCCTCAACGTAGTCTTGCGCAGACTTGCGGGCAAACCGGGACCGGACATAAATCTCAGAGCCAGTTGTGTGGTCTTTGATTTTGATTCCGGAGAACAGTTTGAAGAACTCCTCGTTTACCTGAGAGATTGAGGTCAGCATTTCTTGTAGTCGGCGTTCAGTTTTTTCAAAATCCACTTTATTGCGCCGTCATACACGAACAACGCCGCGAAAAACGATGTGATAAGGCTCTCGAACGTTTCCTCCGTAAACTCACGGAATACCCAGAAAAACAAAGCTCCGCAGATGAACGTTACAGCACGTTTCACCCACGTAGGAACCTTCCGGGGACCATTCAGATGATCCACTACTTTGATAGTAAAGTAGGATGCCGCGATAACGCAGAACATGTACCCCACCGAGAAAATGTCGAGCAGTTTTGCCAAAAGAGTTTCCATCACTTTCGTTTCTTTTTGAGAGACTTGCGAGCACCGAAAAACTCGTCATAAGTTCCGTATTTCTTGGACGCTTTAGCGAGTTCCTCCGTGTACATGGATTTCAACCGGGATAACAGACCGCCACGCGGTGCACGTCGGGCAGGAGCCTCCGTATGAAGCGTAGGATTGACTTCTTTCATAATCCGGTCGGTCTCTATACGTGCAGACTGTTTAGCCGCGGCGATGGGATTCTTACGGGCGGCAGGAGTTTGCAGGAGAGCCTCAGTACCACCTTTGACACCGTACTCTTTGGCAACCCCTTGAAGTTTTTGGACAAACTCCTTCATTTCTTCCTGTTGTTTGTCGTAGTACTTCTGAATCTCGGCGTCAGAAACTTTTTCAGCACCGCGACTGATCTCCATATTTCCCATGTTTGGTTTCTTACTCCCCCCACGTGAATATGCACGAACGGTATAAACTTTACCTTTCGTGCTTCTGCGTTTATAGGACTTAACCGATACGTTACCCATTACCGTTCGTCTTAAAGAATTTCTGAATTCGTTTTTTGGCCTTTGGTTTGTAGTCCCGGAAAGTGTTTCGCCATACCGGACGCGCAGGAATATGTTTATCCTTTGTGCCGTATTCGTGTACCTTGGCGAGTTCCAAATTGGTAAGGGGACTATCCGTGCGTGGAGTGTCTTCCACCGAAACAAAAGTACCCTCCCGATAGATGGCATCCAGCATCACGCCACTGTCAATAAGCGGGGTTTCCCCCGATTTCTGCCGCAGTGTAGACGCCGACAAGTGAAACCCGTAGTAGTTTGTCTTGATATTGCGAATGACAGTTTCCTTAAATTCCTCCGCGATTTCAGCACCGAGGTTATCCATATCCTTTTTGAATGCGGAGACTTTCGGCTTTTTGAACTTTGGGTTCTTCAAATATGACTTGGGAACTTTCCGCATATTTCGAGGAACCATAGAAGCCAGCCTAACAGCAGGGAACGCAGGAATCTTCATCGCCGGTCATCTTCCTCGACATACGTGGCGAACGGCTTGATGGGATTTTCCGGGTCCGTAGTCAATGGCGGCGTACCGTCACCGATTCCCCACTTTACCATTTCGGGTTGCCCCGTTTTGGGGCAGATTTTTGCTTTACCGTTTCCGTCTTTCATGTTTAGCATTCGTTATTCGGGTAGAAACCCTGCGGAGCGCCAAATTGGTTACTGGTGCTACGGTCGGGAATGTTCCCTACTTGTTGATACGCGGCGAGAACCTCGTTCTCCTCACGAATAGGAGTTGCTGGAGTTCGTTCCCGTACAATCACTCGCTGTAATTCGGGGTAACGCGGAATAACACTATTTGCGGTGGCTGGAGATTTCTTTTTCATGGGGCTACCAGTTTTTAGGGATCATCTCACTCGCACCGAGGGCTTTCGCACGTTTTACAATCCAGCGTTTGACTATTTCGGGATTCTTAGCGCGGCCATACGACGAAATAGCATTGGCCAAATCACGCTTACTTGCAATCGGATAAGAACCGTCGGGGAGAGCCTCCCCTTTCGACGAGAGTTTGTCACGCTGTTTTTCAGAAAAGTCCTTGGCGCCGCGCAGAGCGGAAACTTTATCCTTTCGGTCATGCTTCCGTACAACGGACACCTTATTACGCCCCTTTCGCTTGTGTGTTTTTACTGTTGTCATTATGCTTTGAGGTCGTCTTTGACAAAAATCTGAATACCTACGCAACTGTCATACAATGGCTCCAAATATTCGATCTTCTCAACAACTTGCGTATGGCCGGCAAAGTGTACTTTGGTCTTGTTCCAGTCCAACTTAAACGTTCCCAGTACAGGGACAAGCTGGAGCGGCGACAGATACACAATCCCGTTTACTTCTTTGGGAAGCCCGTATTTTTCACGGGTACGCAACGGAATTTCACGCTCATAAAGGGCCTGAAACTCGTAAAACCGGGAACTTCTTGGAGAGCTACCGACAAATTCTTCGATTGAAAACCCTTCCGAGGTCGGGTCCTCTACCGTAACGATTTCGAGTGAAATCTTATACGGGGTCTGCTTCAATTTGTTATAAAATATAGCCCGGTATTGTTGGAATTTACCTTTGGTAAGAAGCATATCCTACGGAACTCTTGAGAGTATACCTCTCGACAGCGGCGACAAAGTAAACGGATAGCTGTCGTAGTATGCTCTGAAATCCAATTCGCGCGTAAGCTGAATATAGCCCGGAATAACGTTGTCCTTACGCAGTGAGTAATCGCCGAAAGTATCTTCCAGTAAACTCCGCAGGTACAGCATAAGCCGATACCAAAACGAATAACGGTCGCCCCAAACATTGTCGGAACCGACCCGATTGAAATCTTCATAGAAATACCCTTGCGTAGCGTCTTCCGTAATTGAGAATACTGAGCCAATCTGAACCGTGGTCGATAAGGGAGTGCCGTTTGTAGCAGAGCCAGTATAGTCAGAGCCATCAGTAAAAGACTGGCCGATTGCACTTGCGGCGTTCTCATACACCCGTCGTTTATCGACGAGAAAATATGATACCCAAATTGCCATGTGGCGTTCAGAGGGGCGGATAAGTTTACCTATGGTCTCGTCGGTAAGCTCCACGTTCTTAATGTCGAGAACACGGAAATAGTACCAACGGATCATCTCTTTTATCTCGATGTCGGAAAAGAAATACCTACGGAATACCGTAAGGTCCGTATCTAAGCTACGACCGGAAACTTTGACTAACGAAATGGACGGCTCGTCACCTTTGAAATATGGCGTGTACGCCACTACAACTCCTCGTTCGATAAAGGCGTCCATCAGATCATTCAGAGTAATGTACTCCGTGAAATAGAAACGTTCGCCTTGGGGTTCATCTTTTTTACGAATTTCAAGGTAACCGCCAGCCTCCACAGTCAGTGCGCCATTTGCGGTTACCCGCGTGAGCACAGTAGGGTCAGAAGTTCCGGGGAGTTTATCAATCCCCGAATAGTATTTGCTATCCGTATACACGGATGCTGCGTCGCCACCGTCTATTATTACGTCTCCCGGAATGGGTTCACCTTCGGTATAGTCGGAACCGGCGTCGCCACCATCTATAACGCGCGTCACCCGGTTCGGATTTACCGCCGGGGGCACAATGTCAATGACATACCCTTCTTGCGCCTTAATAGCGAAAGCGGGAATTATGAAGCGGTCGAAAGTTAACTCCCGAACCGCTGTCATAATTTCGTTCAAAGTTACCTTAGTGGTAGGCATAGATTTTACATTCTGTATGCCCTCTGACTGTTGTTCAGAATTGCCGCAACGTCAGCGGGCACATCGACTTCTTTTCCTTTGGGGAAGTTGTAGGCAACCCCGGCGATGATACAGTCCACCTCCTCGATGCAGTGGATGCGGACCTTTTTTACCGCGGCTTTGACCTGCGCGGCAGGAGCGGCTTTCTCCTCTTTTTGGATTTCTTCTTTTTCTACGGGAGTTTCAGCAGGGATGATGACACCCTCCTGCTCCTCAACTTCGGATGCGATTCTTTTTGCCATGATATAAGATTTGAAAGGTTAAGGGAAGACCCCCACCGCTTACGCGGTGAGAGCCTTGACGATGTTTTTCTCCTCGATGATACCGGTTCCCCAAATACCATACCAGCCCAGCGTATGCTTACGACCAAGCTCCACGACACCGTCGTCACGAAGCTCAACGTCGAGAGCGATAGCCCAAGCGTAGGCATTTTCACCGAAGAACACGGCCTCGTAGCCAGTCGTAATCGTAGCGCCGCTACCATACTTTTCCTGAATACCGGCGGCATCCAGTACGGGCATCTGCGTCGTTTCCACGAAAATCGTACCTTCGTACATACCGACCTCACCGATGTAAAGCTGGCGGCGGCCCATATAAGTATTGGCGTTGATCCAATTCGGGTCGTCACGCATCGTGCGAAGCTGGTGCGGGTGGGCGATACAAACGTAATAGTCGCCGTTGATCCGGGGAGCGTTGTTCGTAGCGAGCGTCTCGACAGCATCCTTAACCGTAGTGGTGTTGAAATAGTCCGTAGCCGTAACCGTAGCGAGCGACTTCTTACCATTGCCGTATACGACGTTGGTAGTCTTGAGCACGGTGTCACGGAACTGTCCGTCGAGGACGATAGCCATGTTATTGGCAAGTAATTTCGAAGCGTCGCCGAGTACATCCAGTAAAGAGGTGCGGAGCAGGTATTCGGTCACCTGCGTCGAGTTGCCCTGTTCTTTAACCGGGACCACAATCTCGGACGTAGACATAGCTTCCGGCGTGAGAACATCGGTCTCTTCGAGAGAACCGCCGCCTTTCAGATTGCCGTACTTAACGAAAACGATGGATTTGCCGCGGATTGCTTGCAGGTCACGTTTGACCTTGGCGAATTGCAGGAAGCGGAGACGGGGCTGAGCCTGAAACAGAACCTCGCGCGAATAGAAATCACGCACTGCTTCCGGAATGGCGACATAGCCACCCGTAGTAGCACCGGCTGAGGTCGTTTCACCGAAAGCAAAACCCGTCAGAGCGATGAGCGAGAACGCTACGATAGCGATAATAAAAGATAACATTTTTAATAAGGTTTAGACGTTTTTACTACTTATTCCCGAATTCAGCTTCCAACTGGTGCAGGAGTTGTTCGCGTTTCTGTTGGAACTCGTCCATAGTCATCTGCTTGAAATTGGGACCTTGTGAAACTTCCGGGACGGCACGAGACGGAACTTCCGGCATTGCAGGAGCAGGAGCCGGAGTTGCCGGTACGGGCGCGGGAGCAGGTGCGGCGGGTGCGGCCCCTGACATCTCGGCCATCTTCTGAGCAATGAGCGGGTCAACAACTCTTTGCTGTTGAGCACCCGGAATCATCACCGGAGAATTGTACTTGGCTCGAAGCTCGATACTCTCTTTGAGGGATTTTTCGAGTTCCTCCTTGCTGTTACCCTTGACAAGTTCGGGAATACACGTTGCCTCGTTGTCACGGATGAGACGCTCCCGGTACTGATTGAGGTCGTTGACGCGCTGTTGCTCGGTAGCCGAGAGAACGGGTTGGATAACTTCACCAATCGTCTCTTTGAGGTCGTCCCGCGTAACGAATTTCTGCTCCATAGCCGACAACAGGGCGTTCAGATCGAAGGGAGCGGACGACTGAACGACATTTGCGGCTTTAAGAGTTTCAATCTGGTTACGCAGGGTCTCAAAAGTCGAGTGCAGTTTTGATTTCTCGGCTTGAGCGACGGCGACTCTGAACGCCATCAGTTCGGGAGTATCTTTAACCACATAAGTTTGGCCATTCAGTTCGATACTCTCCGGAATTGCTACGGTTGTTTTTTCTTGCGGATTCATACGGTGATTTCTACGATTTTGGAGTAATACAGTTTTCTGATGTTACTTAATGAGGTTGTTTTTGAGCACCTCTGCGCCGTTACCTTTTACGGTAGCCTGCGTCATTTGCTCACGGCTTACAAGCGCCGATTCGGGAGTACCCGGATTGACGAACTTGGGGCCGACGAGAGGCTGTTTGGTCTGCCCGATGTCGTGCAGTGCCTCCGGATTCGATTTGTCGAGAGTTTGTAACCCTGCCATAATACGAAAGTTTTAGTTAGACGAAAAAGAATTTATACTGATAGCCTGTCCAAAAGTAAGCAGTTTTTCTGAAAAATCAAAATTTCAGCTTATTCGGCAGGATTAGGATTCAATTCGGGTTCCTCGATAGCACCGGGATTGTCCTCCGGATTGATGCCGGGTTGTGGAGGAACACCACCGAGAGCCTCTTGAAGTTTTGCTTGAAGTAACGCTTGGTGAAGCGTATCATCATCAATCTGTTCCATAAGCGCGTCGATGTTCTGTTTACCCATACGCTCCATGATCTCTTTACGGGAACCGAGTTTGAGACGAAGCTCGATTTCGGCACGATTGAGTTCATCCATGCGGTCTTTCGGGAAGCCATAAGCAAAGACAGGAACAATGCGCATCTCCGAACGGAACCGGGGAGCCAACTTACGCAGTTTTTTAAGGCGTTCGTTTTTCGGGTCCTCGATTTCCAGAATACGGAGAATCATAGAGTTCATCTCGGTAATACCCTCACCATATGTCATGGCTTTGATATTAGCCTGTTGCAATAACGGATGATAGGTAATCTGTAACGCGGCGGCGGAAGTATTGCTGATAGCCTGAATTTTACCGAGGGCATTTTCCGGCACGTCGGATAATTCGTGCATCGCCGTTTTAAGGTCCTTGATAAATTCAAGAGCGGCAGAAAGGTCTACGTCCAGACCAAGATTGAACACGTTAGCCTCAGCAGGTAAGCCAGACCAAATTTGACCAAGACCTTTTTTCAGCGACTTAGCGGATGCGCCGGTAATTACCGTGGTCGGCGTTACGTGATAGTCGATGACGGCCTTGATCTGCTGGTTCATCTCGTTGTACACCTTGTTCAGTTTAAGAATGTCGCTCGCGTCAGAAGTTCCGTAGAATTTGGCGGCATTCGGACGATTCTTAATATGGACGACCGGAATAAATCCATATTTATTGGGGTATTTCTTGTGCTCGTACTTAGCCACCGATGAATCGTTAATCGTGACATCTTTTTGATACCATGTCTCAATACTCTTATCGGTGTACTGTATTACGTACAGTTTGTACGGTTGCTCCTTAGTGGAGTCCAAAGGTTGGCGAACCAAGAAACGCTCCAACGTATTGAAGTCGCCGTTTTTGAAGATGGGAAAACACTGCCGGGAATCGAACACCTTTACTTTGACGTACTTTTCGTATTCACCGCCTTGCCATGAAGCACCGATCCAACAGTCGCCGGTGATACTTCCCATTTGCAGAATCTCGTAAGCCAACTGGGATTTATCGGATTTGCCCCAGTGGTACATCATCAGTTCCTCGGCAATCTTTTCGATTTCATCGTCGATTTGGTCCGAGTAATAACTCTTTACTTGGAACGAGAAAGCCTCGTTACCGAGCAAGAACATATTAACCTTGTCGATAAATGCCCGAACATAGTTGAACGAGATCATTCCGTCGTTGAAGTCTTTCCAATGGAGACCATCGTAGAACTTCCAGAACAGATAGTACCTCGTCATTCGGTCAATCTCCCACTGACTGTCCTGAACGATATTCGTAATAACGAATGAACGCAGAACGCTGGTAGCTTCCGATAACGGGCGACTGTCAACATTCCAATATTTCGACCCCGGATAACCCGTGTAACTACCCATACCGGTAGGGTCCATTCCTCCTGTGTTTATACCCATAGCACTAAGTGTAAGAGTTTCTCCTTATTGCGCCGATAGTCGCAGTAATTCCATCGTACAGCGGATTATCGGTAACTTCCATTTCATCGTCAACCTGCCGGTCGGAGTTAGCCGCCAAACACATCAACGCACAACTGTCCACCATGTCATCAAAGTAGCCGTCCGATTTTTCACAGACCATGTACGGGCCGTTGAAATACTTCTGACAGTTCTTCATTTGCTCCTCGAACTTTTGGAACTCCATCGTACCTCGCACTTGCTTGTTCGCAGGCACAATAATACGCTTGGTTTGAATGTCCGAGATGAAGTTAAACCACATGTCAGATTTACTCTGCGCCGTAAACGTATACGGTTCGATATTGACATGTTCGCCGCAGGCATAAATCAATCTGTCAACAACAGCTTTACCAACACCCGTATAGTCTGCAAATATAGTAGAAATGTTGTATTCTACAATATAGTTGAGAATTTCATGGTGCTGGGCTTCGTAGTCGAGACCTCCTAAGCATACCCATGCGAGTATCTGTTTGTAGGGTTTTTCGAACGGGTCATCCCCGTACCATACGCGGCCAATCGTAAGAACCGTCTCCGCAGGAGACTTACCAATATCGAGGCCGGCGACGATAAAATCACGAATATCGGGGTCCTGATAACCGAGTTTCCGGTTCAGCAGATTGTTGAACTCCTTATCGGTAATAAGCATACCGCTCTCCAAATCCCACTGTAACGCATACGCGAGTTTGAACGCTTGGGAATCTTCTCCCCAACGTTCCTTTTTACGAAGCACGTCCGCTTCATAGTTGAGGTGGAATTTCTTACCGTCTTTTTCATACTGTTCACGACGGGCGGCGATGATCTCCTTATATGCGTATTCGAAGTGATTCCGTAACCGCGGGTCTTTCAATCGGCGGTCATGGTTACGGTTCGCCTGAATCTCATACCAAAAGTGGTTCTTGGTCATACCGGTAGTTCCTACTTTAAGCAGTGTACCACCGGTAGCTGAAAGCATAGGCTCGATAGACTTCTGAACGATAAAGTCGTCAATATCCTGTGCCTCCTCACATATTACAAGGTCATACGTCTTGGATTCGATCTTGGATTGTTTACTGGCGACTTGTCCGGCCAAGAACGATCCGTTACTCAGTGACAAGCGCACGTTACTTTCCATAGATACCGAAATATCCGGGTCAGAAAGAATCATCTCGGCATTGGCCGAATTAAGTCTTGTCATAGCACGCGAATAGGTCGTTACAACCTGATCCGATTGCGGCGCAAACAATCCAACACGGAAACCAGTAGAGAACTGCTCCAGTTCCGGCAGTACTTTAGCAAGCGCCGGAAGCAGGACGGTTAGGGTATCAATGACAAAAGCCATTGTCTCGGATTTACCCGACTGACGGGACAGCAGGACGGTTAGAACGCTACCCTCGAAAGTGATTACTGAGTAAATGATCCGATATGCAATGGCTTCCTGATATTCATACAGAGGTATGCCGGTAAGAATCTTACCGAACTCCATGATACGGTTCGTAATGAAATGCGCATCGAAAGAGACTGTCTTACCCTCAACGCTTGAGGTGTCGATACTTTCAGCACTCTTTCCTTTGGTTTCAAATACGAAGCCTTCCTCCTTTATGGATTTTCTTACTGGCATTTTCTCGCGTCATATTCGAAGTTACCCATAGATTCCCTCCACTTGGTAAGAGAGTGTCGGAATGCTTCGGTTAATTCGGTCTCGGACGAATTGACATCAACCCAACAATTCGGCGTCTCATACAGCCGAACTGAATTAATGGTAAACTTTTCGGGACATAATGTCGCCAGTTCTTTGAATGCAACGAATAATTCGTCAGCCAGATTTTCAGCAGAGGGATTCTTGTCAATATCCCGCAGGCAGAAACCCATTACCCACATGCGCCAGTTATTTTTGTCGCACATGTTGATGATCTCGTCATCCTGCGGATTAAGAATACAGGCGTGGTCTAAAAATTGGTCGATGAATCCACCGAAGATTCGTTTGAGTTCCTTAAAGTCGATAGGATAACCAAGGCCCCAATATTCTTGGGAAATGTCAAAGGTCACCTCCAACCGAAAACGATGCCCGTGCAGATTGAAACACTTTACGCGCTCATTCATTACCCGGTGTGCGGCGTCAAACTCAAATACCCGTGTGATAGTTGCCATTACTTCTACGATTTTCTTCTGAAACTTCTACGATATTGATACCCGTCGCGGATATAGGTCGAAAAATATTGCCCCTTACTTTCAGCTCTCAGAAAGTTCGTCCATATACGGATAGGCACGTTGAAAAATTCATAATGCCAGTTCGGTCGATTTATGAACGTCATGCTTAACGTTCGTGTACGCCGGTCATAGTCAGCCGTCCGAATATTCGACGAAACAATCTGCATAGGTACAAAAAAGGGTAGCATCGTTGCTGATGCTACCGCAAATATAGTCTATTATTTCAGAAAGTGCAAATTACTTCTTTTTCGTCTTACCAGTGGACCCGGACACCGTATCCTTTTTAGTACGTCCAGTACTACCAGCTCCGGCAGGAGTTTTTGCAGGCGTACCACTGAGGGACTTGTACATGGCTAAATGCCCACGGGTAGAGTAGCTTTCGTCGGCCTGCTTATTCAGCCGGTTATACTGAGAGATACCCAGTTGCTTTCGTAATTGAGTGGCAACTTTCTTTCCAGCGGCAGAATGTGGGTCGTGATACCATGTCTTAAAATCTGCCGACGACACACTCGTGGAATCCGCAGATTTTGTAGGAACGGTTTTCTTAATTGTAGCATCCTTTTTAACCCTTCCGGTAGAACCGCCACCAACAGGTTGCTTCTTGGCAGTACTATCTGTCTTTGAAGCAGGCTTAGTTTTAGGGGTGTCAGATGCCTTTGCTTTTTTAAGTTTGGCAACCACCTCCTTTAGTTTAGCCGCCTTGTCTTGGTCGGTCTCTTTCTTGATTCTTCCAGTAGAACCGGCACCCGCAGGTTTCTTTTCGAGCTGAGACCTGTACCGTTGTTCAAACTCGTCACCAGCACCTTTCTTTTTGAGCGCTTCTTTTGCCATATCAGCGGCGTCGTATTTTGCGGTATGCGCTTTAACCGTAACCATCTTACCGGATTTGGTGCGACGGGTATACGCCTTAATCTGTTTCTCCTTTTTCATACCGGGGTTTTTAAGTTATACGCAAATATAGTGATTCTTTGGTATTTGACAATAACAGGTACAAAAATAACCGCACCGAAAAGGGCATTTTTCGGGCGGTTTTATCGACTTTATGCGGTCGGACGGTTACCGGGTCAGATCAACAAAAAAAGCACGGGAAAACGCGGTAGAAGCTCGTCGTTTGGGAAGACCCAAAGCACGGGCAATCAGCGTTAAAACGGGCATTGTTGCTCGGTTCTTATTCGTCATATACGCACGCAGATTCTTTCGGTATCGTGCAGGCAGTTTTAGACCCTCCGGGGAAACGGCGAATTTACCGAGTGTCCCGTAACGGGTTTCAATCTCCTGCAACAGGGCACTCCGGTATTCATTCAAAGAAATACGTTTCCCTTTCTCGAATAACGGGATGCGAAACGTGGTATCGTTAGTCTCCACAGTGAGAACCCCGTCAGAGACTTTCTTGACAGTGAATATTCCGACAACCTTTCCGGTACTTGTCGTAACGGTGAGCTTGTCACCGAATATCTTTTTTTCGGTTACTTTCATAATTTGAAAATTATAGTGGTTTCTCGTTCGAGCGCCCCTTTCCAATCAACGAGATTTAGGCGGCGCCCAAGAAGCATCAGCATCTTTACTATTTGCAGATAGGGGGTCCACTGCTCACCATCTTTCCGGATATGGCACAAACCGAAAAGATGGTGAGCAGTGGTCCCTATGGTTTCAGTCTCTATTTGGGACAGCATATCCCGTATATCGTCAGCGTGCAGATCGAGCATGGCCTTTTTCGTGCCTATGTCATTTCCAAGCACACACGTTACACAATCAGAGTAGATTCTCTCGACATTGAAGCTACGGAGTTCCATTTGAAGTCGATCCAAAATTTTAATTTTTCTACATATATCGAAGCAATCCTGTTTTTCCTCGCAGGAATAGGGTCGTTAACTTCTTCGAGATTTCGAAACGCTCCCATAAGAAACGAGTACGCCTCGTCGAAAGTAACACTGCAAAGGTCTCTCTCATACTGGTCCTCATTGCAGTTGTAGAGGTCCATGTATTGTTCCATCGAACAAACAATAATGTCGATGCGCCGTATCTCCTCCGGAGAATGTTTATTTCGGGATGAGTTGACCATACCTTTCTTTACAAATACGGATTACCTTTTCGCACTGTTCAACAGTAAACATCCCAATATGGGTAATTTCGACAGGTATTTCCAACTGCAAAGATAACCATTTATACGCTTGGGTGCGGCTTGAAAGTCCTTTTTGCCAAATAGCGTCGAAATAAAGGTGTGCTCGTTTGCGGGCATCACGAAGTTCCTTGTTGGCAACACTCCCTTTACCGTTGATAGTTCCACGATGAACACCTGCATATGCTCCGCATTTGGGACACATGTACAGAAGTCCGAAGTCCTTGTCGTAAATTTCACCGGATTCACGTAGCTCTGTCCACTCATTACAGTAGGGACAAAGCTGGCCGGTGAGAATCATTAGCTCACGTTTTGAAATCTTCATCAGTCGATCTTTTCGTATTTAGGGAACAACTTGTTGAATGCAGTTTGCTCAACGTAGTTTACCTTGTTGTACTGTTTGAGCACACGCTTAACCGCGTCTTCTTTGATAGCAATGACACGACCAGTCCGATAAGGATTATCTCCTGTTTCACCGTCGCGCACCTCGATAAAAAAGATACCGCCGTCAGCGATGATCTTGGAACAACCGTCACAAGCGTGACCACAGCACACCTGCGGAGGAGCTTTGGCAACTTTACCATCTTTGTCTTTGTAGGCAGTCCCCGAAAGGGCAACTCCTATGGACTCCCCACAGATAAAGCAAGTTTCTACCGTAGGGTTGAGTCCGAATTCTTTAGAAATAGATATTTTGCTCATAGTTTTAATTGTTAAAGAGTCCCCGTCGCAGAGCCTCGTTTTTAATTTCTTCGTCAGAGAAGTCGCTCAGTTTTGTAGGCAATTTCCAGCTAAAATTGTCATGGATATACATTGTGTATACCTCATGGCACAACGTGTCAAATTCCACGTCGTTAGGCGTCACGTCACGCAAGCACCACAATACACGCATACCTTGGTTGGTTCCGTACCGTTTTACCACGTTCATTTTCTCCAGCGCGGGGAGGAAAGACCGAATGGCGCTCCGTGATAAACCACACGTAGAGAACACCTCAGTGAAACCTTGCCGCGGACGATAAGGAGTACTCCGGCAGATTTCGTACAGATACACCATAGCCTTTCGGAAACTTTGTTGAACGCGATCACGATATTCCGGAGACTTGCGCCACTGAGTAGGTTTTTTTTCTTGGTTCATAAGAACAGGCTTTCGATAAAGTTAGCGGCATCGTTACCATAATGACGCTTGATAATTTCTTTCATGGAGCAATGGTACTGCTCATCATAGTTGCCGACGATTTCGTGAAGTCTCTCGTCAAATTTGATAATGTCGAACTCTACTATGCCAGTTACGGCACTGACCTTATCGTCGATATAATCGGAAAAGTTCAGACCATCTTTACCAAAATATTTGGTAAATTTCTTGGCGGCGTCAGCACGCCCTTGTGCATTGTTACGATACATTGTTATTCTTCGTTAGTGGTGTCGTCCTCGGTTTCTTCCGCGGGCAATTTGATGAATTTGTCAGCTTTCAACAACTGAAACTCCGTGGAGAAGAAAATACCGTTGTCTTCGACACGGAGGATGGTTTTCTTGCTCCACCGTTCGTTGTACCACAACAGAATCTTGTCACCGACTTTCAGCGTGTCGTCATAGTATACGTCTTGCGGTGCTTCGAGACCGACGCTGGCAAACAACGCGGTAAGCACTTGTGCGGATTCAGCAGTACGCGCCAGCAATTTCGGGTTGAATTCAACTGTATCTTTCGTATAGGGGTCTTTAAGAAGCGTAACCGCGTCAATATCGCCGTTGGCGTACTGCATTAACCGCGGCATGACTTTCGGCTCATAGTGGAGCAGGTAATCTTGCAGGAACGACACCGCACCGATCAGTTTGCCGTCAACCATGATTTGATTGCCGACCAGTTCACCGACTTTCTTGAAGTCGGGTAACAACGTACCGACGAACGAACACCGCTTGGGTTCGGTAACGTCCTCGAATACTTGCTCCTCGGTAATTTGTTCGACCGCGGCAAGAAATTTTGCGTACCGGATGCGACGCTCTTTCCACTGCTTGAGGACTTTATTAACCGCCATGCGCCACTTTTTGAACGGAATCATGTCGGGAACCAATGCCGGGTCGATCTTCTCGGATTTACCGGTACGGATAGCGGATATTTTAGCGAGCACCTTGCGGCGCAACAGCTCATAGTCGGGTTCGCCCTCAACCACCTCGTCGATACGTTCACGCTCCTCCGCCAGTTTTTTACGACCGCGTTCAGCGGCTTCGGCCAGTTCGTCGGCAGTATGGCGGATAATACTCTTGCCGTCGAACATGTCACCGAGTTCGCGCGGCGACGGAATTCCCTCAAACGGCGTATCGACCTCGGCATAGCCGTTATTGGTATCGGTGATTTGAAAACCGCTCTCGGCGTCGCACGTAATACGATAACCGCGGAAATACAGTTTGCCTTTTTTGAGGGGCACGTCCTCACCGATGAAGCGATCACGCAGATAGCTTTGGTAAATTTTCAGATTCATGCTCACCGTGTCGAGCACGGATTCGTCAAGCTCGGCAAAGTCGTGCATAACGCGACGGCATTTGCCAGTGGTGGTGTCGATTTCAACTACTTTGCCGTTAAGGGCGGTTGCAATTTCGTGTGCCATTTTATCGTGGGATTTAGCGGTGATTATTCGAGGGATTTATAAAAGAGGACAGCCGTGTGTGCATTACGGGGATTAAGGCGGTTAAACCGTGCGAATTGACATAAATAGGGGTGCACCTCGCGCATATTAGAAGCGTGTCGCAGGTATGTTTTGGCGAGGGTTTCACTCGGCCACGTGAGAAGCTCATTAAAGTTGTATTTACTGGGATGGCGCTGGGTCAGAGCGTAGGCCATTTGTGCGGCTGTTTTGTCGATGACGATTGTAGGACGAATCATAGCTGTATAAGATTTTAAGGTTATTAACGCTGGTTTGCTACTACATTTACGACGGATTCGATTTCGTCGTCTTCGGTCAGACGGAGTTTGTAACCGAATGCCAGACCGTAATACTGGAACAGTGCGCCGAACGGACGCTGGGTGAGTTTAATGAGCTTAATACCGAACGGCGTTGCTTTGGTAGCGAGTTCCGCCGTTTTGGTGAGCTGGGGCCGGATGGCTTCAAAATCGTTGTCGTCAAGGAATTTGTCGTATAGCTTGGCCCACTTGTCGAACAGTCGTTTGTCAAGCTCGTTCAACAAACGGTCCTCACTTTCGGACAGCGTTTTTGTGCGCTTGGGCACAGCCGGTACGGACTTTTTGACAGGGGCCTTTTGGCTGGTCATCGAGCAGGCATCGAAGAACTGCTCGACTTTAACGCCGTCACTGATCAGAGTCACCACGTCGCTCAGTCGAGTGCACCGATCTTGACAGCCACCAATGGATACTTTGCCGTACCGGGAATAGATTTCGTACATTTCAGTACCGCCTTTTACAGGAAGCTCGAAGTAGAACTGATTTTTGCCGTAGAAGTCGTTTCGGTCATAGGCGCTGAGGTCGAGAATAACGCCGGTCAGTTTTTTGACGTTGAGAGCGAGAGCTTTTTGGTCAGCTTCGTCGAAGCGATACAGCAGACTGCCGAAATAGTTTTCACAAGTTTTCGATACCTTGAGTTCCTTTGCTAATTTGTTGTCTTTCATGGCTTTGTGGTTTATTAAAATTTCGATATACAAAAATAGTTATATTTTAAGACATAACAAAATTATCTGTAAATATGATTGGTCAAAAGTACCACAAACGTATAACAAAAGAGGAACAAGAGTAAAAAAGGGTGTACCAGTACGCAGGGACCGGGCACACCCCTATTATAAATATAGGTACTCGGACTATTTGCGCAACCACTTTAACAAAGGGCGTACAACGTCTGACACTTTACGGGATGCGATCAAGCACTGCTCAGCGGTACCATAACAATACTCGCCATCATCGGACACGTACAAATAACGGGCATCGGAATAGGCATTGAACTGTCTCTCGACACGGAAACCGTCGTCCCAGTCATATGAAACTTTTGCCGCCCGCAGATAACTTTGCAGTATGCCGACTTTGCGGCATTTCACACGTTCCCAGTTAGGAAGCCGGTAAGGGTTTTTGTCAACCGGGTCTTCGAGATACGCAGGGTCATAGGGGTCCAGAAACTCTTTCATTGTTTTTGTGCGATTGCGATTCCACTTAACAACTCACTCGCTGTAATACCAACATGGAGAGGAAACTCCACACCATTCTTTATTATCGACTGAGGCTGTTTATTGGAACCATGTGATTGCCGATCATTAATTTGATAGTAGGTTCGTCCGCCCACTTGGTAAGCAAAAATATAGTAACGCTTACCGAAACCTAATGAGTAAAACTCTTCGAATACCTTGTCTTCCATCATTTTAATATTTTAAGGTTTTCTCTGCCAGCCGGGTCATGCAAAACGTGACCACTTTAGCCAACCGTGTTCCCGACCGTCGGGGGTCATAGCCACACGTTATTTCAATCGTTTTGCCATCATCGAGCCTACGGGGAGACCCCGCACGAACGTGCAGGAATCTTTCCCGTGACCAACGCTCTGAAAATTCGGCAAAACTCGTTTCTGTGAACGGTCGTTCTGCTACGTAAGCAACCGTAAATTGGTTCAGTTCTTCATACATAGCTAAAAGGAATATACATGCGATTTAACCTCTTCGAATCTACGGACTACCTCGTCGGAGGTAATCGACTTCTCGATAAAGTTGCGCAAAGTATGCACGAGGCTGTTTTGGGTATCTTCGGAGAAGCGTTTCCAGTAGTTTTCAGCTATGTCGTCGAGAAGTTCGTAAAAGTGAGGTTCTTTTTCACGACTGACAAGACAAGCTATCGAAGCGTCTACTGCGTCCCACGCGGTCGTTTGGGCGTCTGTCATCGTATCGTCGTCGAACGTATATGCAAGGTACGTTTTTATTGATTCGATAGTCTCGCTCCCACTGGCATCATAAGCACCTTTAAGGGACGCGGTAGTTGTAACCACAACGGTCCCGTCATCGAGCACGATCCGCACCGGATATTTACGCGCAGAGTGTCTTATGCCGGTGACAGTCGCTAAACGAATAGCCCCTTTGAATCGAATACGGTATTTGCTACCGATGAAATGCTCACCGAATTCAATACCGTGTGTCTTGGCAAAGGCATCAGACCGGGCGTGCTCACTTGCGCTGTACGGGGCATCAGTTGGGCGCAGGTCACAGCTAAGGGACACCACGTTCGACGAATAGCTCGCCTTGGTGCGTTCATAGTTGAGACCGTATTTCTCGCAAACACTGCGAATATCGCTCTCGAACATGTCGAGAAAATCGCGCACCGTTTTACGGTCTGTAAACTCAGTGATCTTTATTGTTGCCATCTTTGTAAAATACTTCTTCGTTATCATAGTTGAGGGGGACCACGTAGGAACCATACTTTCCGCTCACCAGCATACGCAGATACTTAATCGTATCTTTGATATTACAGACATGGCCCATCCACACCGGATGCCATTTATCACGGCAAAGCCATCGAGAATATATTACGCCGTTCGAGTATTTATACTCGGTTATCGGGTAATAATGGTTGCTCTGCCACTTTTGGACACGTACATGAAACAGCTTCATAATCAGTTCCTCCACTCGATTACACCGTTGCCTTTTCGGGACCAGCGACCACCGAGTTCCGCCGCCGCTTCAATAGCGTAATTATTGTGTGGTTCTGTCGGGTCATACTGTTCACTGATACGGTCAGCCAGTTCACTACCAGTTATTTCGGCGTTATACGGTACGATATGACCATAGTTCGCCGCGATATACTCTTTGACTACTTGTGCATTCATAGCTTAAATGACATTAGGTTTGAATGTTACGTCGTACCGACAGCCGCCCTTGCCGCCCGCCAGTCGTTTGATAAGACCGACTTCGACCAGCTCGTTGAGAGCGGCCTGTAATTCGGGCTTGTTCTCCTCACCGATTTCTGCCAGCAGGGTTTTGAACGACAGCGGACTTTCTTTCATACGCAGGGCGACCTTAATTTGGTAGTATAGCCTACCAGCTACCGATGACATTTTAGGGAGAACGCGCCATTCATCGCCAGTAGCGTGCACGCATTCGATCACGCCGCGGTGGAATAATTTGTTAAGGTTATGTCGCATCACCAACGAAAGTTGCTTCCCACAAAATTCACCATGCTCGTCAGCAAGGGAACGAACACGGTCCGCCAGTTCTGTCAGTTCATTACCATTCAGCTCGAAAAGGCGTGGACTGGCTACATAGCCGCAACCATAGACACTGATTTCCTCTGACGCAAGCAGGGAGGGGATCACTTTATCGAGTACCTGCTGGGTAACCCCCTTATGCGCCAACAACTCGGAAAGGCGAACAATGTGGCAGATTTCAGACTCATTGCGGATAGCCTCGCGCACCACCTCGACGCAGTTAACCGTATCTGCGGGCTTCGCATCGCCGTCGCAACTTTCGGCAGGGACTTCGGCGCCGGGCTGGATGCGGTAAATCTCCGCGTCGATGATTTCACAGCCATGCTTTTCCAGCAGGGTCATATAGTCGTTGAACATTTGGAGACATTCGCCGAACTCCATCTCGATACCCTTCATCGGGTGATTGGTCTGCTTCGTGGTGCGGACCCAGAAATTGTACTTTGCCATGATTGTATACTTTTAATAGGTTTGCTCAATTACTTCGTTGAATGCTTCGATCAGCATATCATACTCCTGCTTCATGCGGGTTCGTGTCTCTGCATACTGACCACCGCGGCCTGCATCGAGCGCGTCTTTCAGATAGTTTCGCATGCTCGTCATTTCAGCCACGTGGGTAATGGCTTCGCGTTTGTCGTGGAGTTTCACGTAGTCGCGGGCCGTAGCCAGTGCAGTCTCTTTTGTCATCATAATCATATAGTTTTAGATAAATGCTATTTGACCGTTGTATTCAAGCGCCACCGCCTCTTGGCCGAGTTCGTCGCGCATTTTCTCGCAGTATTCGACCAGCTCGTCGATATGCTCAGTGAACTGCATCTTCGTGCAAAATGCGTACACAATGGTAATACGCTCCTTGACCAGTTTACCGCTTTCACTCTGCCACCCGCCGATTGCGTCGGTAGCCGTTGCGCCGCCGAACCAACCGGACAGCTTCGTCAATGTTTCGTCAACCTGCTTGCGTGTGTCGCATACTTTGTCTACGCCGATAGTGGACGGGACATATACCGCTACTTTGTTGTCGAGATCGAATTTGAATTTCAGTGCTTTCATAGTTATGCTTGGTTTGATTAGAATTCAAAGTCTACGAATACTTCGGTGCCTTTCTTCACGTTGCGCCACTTGTTCGCATCGTCGAATGCCGTACATTCGTAACGACCTTCACCACGTTTATAGCCAAGCGTCGTATATGCACCTTTCACATAAACCGGGCCATTCTCTTTGAAACGAATGAACTCGCCTTTGCTTACACTTTCAATAGTCTTTTTCATAATTGTATAATTTTAAGTTAATCTTTTGCTTCAAGTAACCGTCCGATGTATCGTTCAATCATCGTATTACAAAGGTAGTTATTTCTTAAAACATAACAAAATTATAGACGGATATTTTTGGTCAAAACACCGGGAAAACTATAACGAAACAGGAACACCGCACCAGTAAGAGGGCAATTTACCGGGGTAACCCGCACTTTCAACCATTTTTCAACCACCGCACACGACCTCCACAGATTCACCAGTTACGCACCGTATTCACACCTACGCACACGATCACGCACCGCTACACACCACTGCACACGCACCGTTCTCCGCACACACGCACACCGCACCGATGCACGCACGACATCTCTGTACAGTTACTCGACTTACATGTCTCGATCTTGAAAATCTACGTTGTGACCTACGCGGTTACTGAAACTACATGTCTCGATCTACGAAACTACTCTGTGACCTATGTGGACTACCCGCATCCCCTCCGGGCACCAACCCCATTTAAGGGGTGGGGTCCTTTTCTGCTGACACATACGAGCAGAAATCTTACCTGCGCTTACTCTCGTATGTATTCTCTACCACTTGCTTCCCAATCATCGTAAGTAATAAGGTTATCGAATCTATCGCCCATGTAGTCCCCGATTAAGTTATACATTTTTTCAACATCAATAGAACAGTTATCCGGCCTTACCGCCACTGGGAATAAAGTAGCCACAAGCGCGGGCTTACTTAGGTGCGTCTGTAATTGGTAATATGAAAAGGGGATTGTCTCCCACGGCATTTTAATTCTCCATTTATTATAGGGAAGCCAATGCTTTTTATACCACCAACGGCAAATAGTCAATAGTTGTTCACTATTATCTACGTGTATATACATAACTAATTATATTATCCGCCGCAATTTTGAAATTACGTAGTTAGTTAAACAAATCGTCCCAATCGTCGTAAGATAAATCCGGGAGAAATTCGGGAACACCCTCTACTCGGTATAGCCATACACGTGAGGGTTCTATACTTACCAATACAGGAAATCTTAAATGCACGTTTCCGGAAATTAACTGTGTATAGCTAATATCCCCGACATTATTTATAATTATACGTGTTTGTCCTATATTCCACTTATTAGTAAAGTATACCCACCCAACTACATCAGTTAATTCCTCGTAGCTATTTACTATTATATTCATAAGAACAAATCAATAAAGTCCTCCACGGATAAAATATCTGTATCCGGGGATGCAACTACACGTGTATAACGTTTCCGAACCGTAGAAATAATAAATACATTTCTGTATTCAGCAGCAGTAGTACTCTTGGTAGCTACCTCAATGTAGCCATTTTCAGATAATAGCTGCATAAATTCAGACTTACTATACCCATCTGTTCGCACGTATATATTACCACCCATAATTATAGAAATAAATCAATAAAGTCTTCTGCCGACATATCTGAACAGGAACCAGTAAAATAGCGTAGCCGTATAAACTGTTTGTGCTTATTATCTACTAAGAGCATATTATCTGAACGAGAACGATCCTCCGACACATCTGCGTAACCATTGCCGCGTAATAATTTAATAAAGTCTTTTCGCTGGGTAGATTCTACACGCACGTATATAAGGTGATCCATAAGTAATCTTAATTAGAAAGGGAACGTTCCCACGTATGCGTTACGCTTGTGTGCTATCTGCGTTCTTGCGCTCGCTACTCTTGGCCCTCTGTGGCCGTTACCCGTCACACTGGTTAACACGGGTTTAGAAACCCTTTTACTTACACGCATACATTATTACTTGTATATACTGTTATTATATTAATAGAGACAATGTAAATTATTAGCCGCGATCTTGGTAAAATTAGAATAGTTATTCCGGCATCTTGTTATTGCAATTACGTCTATACTGAAACACAACCGCCTTTTTACCCCTTTTTCTACTGGTTGCTACGGTTAACCTCTTTGGAGTATAATCACGTAATTAATTTTTATGCAGATAATTATGCTACTTTTCGTGGGTTTCTGAAATTAGCTGTTTTTAGGAGGTAAAAATTGGTCCTCTAAAAATGCGAAAAAGTGGTTGACATAGGTCAACTGCCCGGAAATGGCAAATTAGCCCGAAAATGCAACTCCCGGTAACCTCTCAGTAACGTCAGAAAATAACTCCTCGAAGTCGGCAAAAGACAAAACAGAATCATCAACCATTATTCTACCGAGATCGACTTCGCCATATACGTGCACTCTATTATCGTGCACACTAATGCTTATAATAGTTAAAATCAGCGGTATATCAGCGGAATTTGTATGTTTTATCCGAAAGTTGTGCTCTACGTAAAAATAAGGATAACCCTGTACTACCATTAACCAATCCATTATTATACACGCTTGCGTACGGGATAATAGCACGAAATACAGTCCGTTATCTTTGGTCATTTCAAGTTACACTTTAATCAAACAAATCCAAGAAATCGTTATAAGTAAGAGACTCTTTTACGGTTTGTTCATTCACAGGCTTAAAAAAGACCGTGCATACATAATGACCTAAGCTAAAATAAAATGGTGTCGGAAAACTTTCCGAAGTTAGGTAACATGTAAATAGGTGCATAGCTTCTGTGTACGAATGACGCTCATATACATTTGTAAATGCAAAGTGTATTGCGCGTATGCTTGTACCATTTTTGTTTACCCACCATGAAACGATAGCTTCTATTTGCTCTATATTTTCTACCGCAACTATCATAATCTACTCAAATAGATCGAGAAAATCAAGATAAGTCAGTATCTCGGATTCGTCCGTAGATACGCTATCCAACAGGGTATTCGGAAATACAAAGATACCTTCGTCACCCCATTTTACCAGCGTAACCGGAGGAAATAGTGCTCCTTTACTTTTCTCCATATCCCACAGTGTCCACTTAGTACCGTTATGCCAAAAGTAGCCGTAGGCCGCCAACTGCTTTAGTTCGATAGGTCGGGCAGTCAGTATCATTGCCAGCAACCTTCGTAGTTGCGTGTAGCCATGTATGTCGTAGATAATCATAAAAACAAATCAATAAAATCTTCCACCGATAGACAAGTTCCGTAGGAGTACATGATTCGCTTAAATAACTTTTCCTTTGGATAGATTCGAAAAACCAATCGCTTCTTATCGGTCGCATTAGGGGAATGGTCAGTATAGCCATCCTCAGTCAGTAGCTCCATAAAAGCGTCGATTCGTGGTTTATCCACGTATACGAAAACAACATTTTCCATAATCACAAAAATAAGTCGATGAAGTCATCTACGGACATACCCCTAAGACTATTATCCATAGTCAGAAAACATGATGCCTGCAATTTTTCGGGGATGATCTCATATATAAGGTGAAACGTGCTGGTACTTATCTGAGAGTTACCAATAGTGTAGCCGTTTTGTTTGAGAAGCATCTTAAATGCGTCGTTCATTCGGTTAGGTACAAATACTCTTATCATAGAAATAGATCAACAAAGTCCTCCCAAGTTATCTCGTAGTTAGTCACTGTAAACGAGGGACAAGAATAGGTCTTCTTATCGTTATCAATTAAAAGTACTACTTGTCCTCCAGCCTCTTTAATGATTTTTGTGCATGTGTAGCCATACTGAATAAGTTGCTCGGAAACGTGTGGCATTTTCGACGCTTCTAACCGAACAAAAACAAAGTTCGTCATCACAAAAATAAATCGGCGAATTCCGAAAAACTCATACGAGGAGCTTCAAAATCCGCAAGTTTCACTGAACACGTTTTGTACCGGGTGTCCATGCACACCCAAAAGTCAAGTAGACCCGAATAAGACTCCAAGTCCACATTAGTTTCATAAGAGTTCTCCCGCAATAACGAAATAAGTTCGGGCACTTGCTCCCCACAAACCTGAACATAGATATAATTATGCGGCATATATTCTATGTCAACACTCCTGAGCGAGTAGGTTTTTTCGTAGTTCATAAAAATCAATCACGGACAAAAAATCTCTTGGAAGCGATTTAAGCTCTATGCGGATATACCACTTCTTAGCAGGATGAATAATATAGCAACCTGAAATTCCCGTAGTGTCGACACCATCGGCCACTAAAGTATAACCAGCCTCTCGGAGACTTTGCTCAAACGTACCAGCTCCGAATGGGGTGCGAACATGAACAAAAGAATCCCGTATTTTCATTTCTCTCATGTAGTCGTTATATGTATAGGCAGAACTGGTATCGTAATCTTTAGGAATATCCTCGTGAATAACGATGGACACACTCCCTAAGAAAATAAAGCAGGGAAATGTGTACCTATTAACATAAATCTCCATGTAAGACTGGTACATGTACGACGAATCTGCACCAGTGTATGTCTGTATTACTTTCGAACTAAGAGGTGCTCTATTGGATTCATACCACGAAAGAAGCGTCTTAGAAAGTTGGTCGGAGGATTCGACCTTTACAATATTACCCATAGTTAAGAAAATAAATCTAACCAGTCTGCAAAAGTGAGTGCATCCGGAAAATCAACAGGGAAAGCACCTACCTCAAGGTATGGTTTATCCTGTATACGAACATAACCGGGTATCTCACTTGTCACAAGATCATAACGAAGTAAGTCAGTAGCAGAAACTTCCTGATTAAGTCGGGGAAACTTAATCTCAAACTCCATAAGGTGTATTCGGCTCTGATACCAAATACACAATGTTCGGAGTTCCCCTAATGATTCTACACGTACTGTAATATTCATCATCCAAATAAATCTTCAAAGTCGTCAATGCTTAACATGGAAAGGGTATGGATAAGACTGCGGTCAGCATGAATGACGCTTATCCTACCGTATCTGAGAATAATACACGCAAGGTAGGGTACCTTAGACAAAAAGAACTTTTCCGGAACCTCTACGAGACGTACCGCGTCCAATTCATCATCAGTAAGGACGTGTACTATTGGAGAGCCGGTAGGAAATCTGTCAGAACAATAATTCGAAGATAGGACAGTTTGTGCGTCGGCGTCACAACCTACACTAACCAAGATAGCGTCTTCGAAATACTGCCGTAGAGTGGTCTTCCGAACACCGTCATTACGGGTGATCCTAATATCTCCTGTCTCTGCATAAGTGACATCCACAATAACGGCAGACCAACTACCTACACTTGTGAGACCTCTCAAAAGACTGTTTAGAGAATATACATTAACAACCCCATCGCCATTAAATATATGGATCATTTCTTCATGGGGGTCCCAACGTTGTTGCGCATATAGGTATCGACAGAAGAAGCAAGTCTCCGCGAAAGATTCACAAGTAACTTTAGCCATCGTTATAGAAATAAATCCTCAAATTCCTCCCACTCGAAATAAGGTGCTCTAAGAGTACCGATGTTTTCTATTATTGAACGTTTAGTTGAAATATCAATAGTTAGTACGTACTCTTTCTCCGGATAGACATGTACGGTGTGACCTATCTCATAGCCAGCTTGGCGAAGTAATTCGAGCACTCTCCAAACACGTTCCCCTATAAAAATGGTTCTATGTATCATAAAACAAATCCTCCCAGTCGAGATAATCGAGATAATCCGAACAAAGTTTCCCGTTACCGCTGTAACGACTTATGTAAATGTAGGGTTCGTCTTCGGGTTTTTCGGAATCATGCCTTACATGCAGATGGCAAGGATAAGCAACGTTCTCACATATTTGAGCCACAGCGTTACCGTAACCCAGTTGGTACGTATCCAGAGCTGGGGTAAGTGCGGTTTTAATATGTCGGCAATCCCTACACCATAGCAGAACCCTGTATAGTCTGATTTTACCGTCGATATTACCTATCGACATAATAGTTTCCTGCATATATAAATATAATAAAAATTTTTGACAATTCCAAACGGCTAAGAATCAGCTAATAACAAATAAGGGGAGCACCGAAGCACTCCCCTCACGCTTACAATGAAGCGAAACAAAATGAAGAAACTATTTGAACCAAGAAACCTTGGCGGCTAAGTCAGCGTACACAGTGTGAATAAGACCCTCTTTGTGGTAATGATACTGCCCGGAGTACCCCTCGATACCACCGAGTTTATTTGCCCACCGTTCAGTCCAGTAGTTATAGTAACCGCCCTTGCCATTGTAGCATAAGCAGTGAATCCCACTGCACAATCCAACGATAGGCAGATATAACCAACCCAGTCTCCGAGACTGCCGAGTATGCCCGTATTCATGGTCGTATACGGGTTCCCGAAGTATTGAGTTCTTCGAGATGAAGATATACCGTCCCATAGAGAACCCGCCTTTCATAGAGGGTACGACGTAAAAGGCGGTGCCGTTCTCTTTATGAACACGACGTTCCCCCCGATAGTACCACAGCATGAACAACCCCACAAGATTCTGCGGAAATTGCCAAATGTACAGCAGTACGGCGCAGATTATTTGGAGAACCTTTTTCATTCGACCTCGTACCAGTCTGCGGCGAACATATCGCTGATCGAGGGGACCCAACTGTTAGCGATGCCGGTTTTCGTATCGTAGATAACGCACTGGTTCTCATAGTCGATATGACCTACCGTGCGCAGGATGACTTGCTTGGCCTTTTGCGGAACCGACTGCATTTTCGGGATGATCTCGCTTCCGATACTCGACGGAACCTGTTTGAATACGAAAAGACCGCGACCGGCCCAACCGGTACGTGCAATGCACCTTCCCTCCCGGAGAAGTCCGATTGCGTGGGAAAAATCGAACGTCGTCATTTCTTTACCTCCTTTTTAACGTTATCGAGCCACCACTTGTAGCCCTTGTAGGTGGCAAACGAACCGACAGCGGCTCCCAGCACCCAACCGATAGTTGTGTAGATGCGGAATCCTTTCGGCAGGATATTCCACACCACAGTTCCGATGATAAGGACGGCGATAGCGACACCAATCCAAATCAACACTTTCTTAGCGTTAGCGTCCATAGTTGTAGGGTTTATTTGGTTTGCACGACCTCTTTACCCATTTGGGCAGTAACCATCCAGTTCTTGAGGTCGATATACTTGTTGAGCTGGACCATGAGGTCATTCGTAACCATGTCCTTCTGTTCGTCGCTCTCGAACCAAATCTCGGTTTGAAGCGTCGTAATAGCGGCGAACGAATCGACCACTCCCTGCAACATAGCTTCGGGAGTAGCCGCACTGTTATCGTCGGAAACAGCACTCCGCCGAGCGAGGTCAGCGCACGAAAGCACGACTTTCTGACCGATTTGGCGCAGACGTTCTGCAACCTCGTCGTACCGTTCGTCGGCATCCTCGTACAGCTCTTTGAAAAGAGCGTGGAGCGACCTGAAATTGGAGGAACTGATGTTGTAGTGGTACTGGTGCACCTTAATGTTGAACACCTGCCACGAAGCGGCCAAGTTCAGTAACTTGTCCAGAGTTGTTTGATTTACAGTTGCCATTACTTTTCGAATAAAATCCACATATAGTATTGAGAGAGTACTCCCCCATCCAATATTTTGGAGAGAGGGATGTCTCGTTTTGCCTGAAATTCAAACTCCGCTTTGTACACACGCATCACCAAGTTCCCATGTGTGTAGTCAGTGTAGTGTTCTACTTCCCGTGCACGTTCGAATCTCTTGTGGCGAAGATACGAAAAAATAATGAAACATTCCGTAAGAGCCAAAATACTTGCAACGATCACGGTACAAATAAGCCCTATGTCGATTGCGGAAAGGTCTTGTCCAAACATTCCTTATAGTGTTTAGCGTATTCTTCCAACTCGGTATAAAATTCATCGCCGAGAAGTCGTCTGATAGATGGTTCGACGAATTTCCATACTGGCATTTTTTCACGGCGCCCCTTGTCGAAAGCCGTAGAGCATTGGTCATCCCACAAGTGAGATAAATCCAGTCGCAACTCAGCATTATGCCAGACTAAGGGGTACAGTGAGCAGTAAACCGGAATGGAGAACGACAACCCTTTTCCCTCGGCGTGCATCAGTTCCAAGGCACAACAGTTTTTGTCTCGCCGGGAAAGCAGGCACGAACCGCCCTTGTAGTTTTCCATTGCGTAGGAACGCCCGTCAGATGTGGAGTAATCCCGTGAAGCGACTATGGGCGACCGTGCGAACTTCTTGCGCATTTCGGGCGACACGTAGGACTGAATAAGAGTTTGATTCCGGAGAATCTCTGCGCATTCATCATGCGTCAGAGCACCTCCGAATGTAGGAACCTTATTTTTCGCCCAGCAACACGCGCCTTTGCACTTCTCGTAGTCACACGAAAAATATGTCGTAAAAATGTCGGTGGAAACTCGGATTCCCCGAATACCAATCCAACCCATAATTTTATTGTTTGATAAGTTGCATAAGTTCTGCACGGGTGGAACTTTCGTCGAAAGCACCTCCCAGCTTGGAAGTGATAGTATCACTGTTGTAATCCTCTACACCACGGGTGCGAACGCACAAATGCTCCGCCTTAATGATGACGGCCACACTCGGCGTACCGAGGATATAAGACAGTGCCAGATAGATTTGCTCAGCAAGACGCTCCTGTACTTGCGGACGGCGCGAGAAGAATTCCACCACACGATTCATCTTGGAGAGACCCAAAATTCGACCGTTCGGAATATACGCAACCGTAGCTTCGCCGAGGATAGGAACGAAGTGATGCTCGCAGTTGGAAGTAACCTTAATGTGTCGCTCCACTACCATAGAATCATAAGCCATCTTGTTCGCAATAGTGGTGCACTTGGGGAAATTCTTGTAGTCGAGTCCCCAAAAGATTTCCCGCACGAACATCTTGGCGACACGTCGCGGTGTTTCATGCAAGGAATCATCCGAAAGAGCCAAACCGAGTGTCAGCATGATATGCGCAAAGTCAGCTTGGATCATTTCAATTTTCTCCTTGTCGGAAAACTCGGATTTGATACAGGGGGTTTCGACACCAGCTTCGGAAAGAAGTTTGCCGATTTCTATGCCCAGTTGTTCGTCGGTTTTGTTACAGTCAAGAGCCATAGTTAAGATTTATCTGATGCCCAAATATACGAAACTTTTTCGAATTACGGGCGTCCGCAAATAAATCTTGTCAGCAAGCAGGACATAAGGTACTGAAAACACCCTTGTCGCCGCATTTCGTAAAGCTCCCGACGATACGTTCGCACTTGGCCTAAGATATAGTTACGGCGAATTTCTCGAAGTTTACGAGACATCTCAGAGGTACTCCGGATATAAATGATCTCCGGACTACTCGAAAAAGAAATACCCCACGCATCATACGCAGGGTAAAAATCCAATCGGACATTATCAATAGCCCGATCACGAAACTCTCGAAGTTTACTAATCTTCATGCTTTGAAAAAAACGTTGAATTTCTTCTTAGGTTTGTTGTTCCCTAATTTCTTCACGGCACAGAATATCGGAATGCCGATAAAGTATACAGTAGTGACGATTTCTTTGAAATCGAAAAGATTGTCACTAAGTGACTCTCGAAATAACTCGGTAGGAAAACACTCAGTTTTCTTTGTGATAATTGCTTTCATATTCAAAAGGGGAAATTTCTAAGAAAGGGTTATAGCGGAGAGTGAGGGATTCGAACCCCCGGTACCTTACGGTACGCCTGATTAGTAGGCAGGTGCTTTCGACCACTCAGCCAACTCTCCAAAATTAAGGGACCCCGTGGCAGTATATTGCACTTGCACCAGCCTGCGATGAACATAGTTGGTAGCCGGACTTGTCACCGGTATTCACCTGCGCCTTACTCTACTTTCGGGCAGGTCCCTTATAAAACGCGGTCGGTGTCAAACTCGTTGCGCACTGAAACCACCTTCCGCTTCCTGCTTGTACCCATGCAGGCGTGGGGCTTATAAACAATAGGGCGGAGAACCTTCACCGGACGCTACGCAAGGCAGTACGGCTACTCTCCAAGTTTGTAAGATGGGAAAGAACCAACACGCCGCGTTCTTAGGGAGCGTGTGGTAACGTGTAAAGAACCTTTACATATTCTCTTGGACATGTAAAGTAAACAGCGAATTCTTTACATATTAGTACCGCAAATATAAGCAAGAAATGGCAAGATAGCCAATTTTTGCGATAAGTTCTTGTTTGTCCATGTGTGTAAAAATTAGTACTCGGAGCGGGAATCGAACCCGCACGACCATTGCTGGTCACAGGATTTTAAGTCCGGCGTGTCTACCTGTTTCACCATCCGAGCAACTTTTATTCCTTAAAATCTTGGAGTTTTAATAACCCTTTGTGTACCGCAAAAGCCAAAGCGTCGTAGTAATCGGATTCTTCCTGCACGTATCGAATGGAGTCTAACTTAGAACCCTGATAGGTTATTGCGTCTTCACCCATAAACGGAATCCACACTCCGTTAAACGGAGGGGTATCGACAAGATGCCAAACGCAGTAAACGTTTATCTTGTGTTTTTCACGAAGCCACCGTTGTATCTGCTCCAGTGTCGGAATGGGAAGTAACTGATTGTCCATAACTGCACCGTCTACGATAAGGGCTTTACGACTAACCTCTTGCATGTGGTTCGGCGAAATGAATACGGAGCAATGCTCGTCGAATCCTCTGTGCATCGCCATAGCCGCAAGAGTTATAGACGCATACGATTTGTCCAGTTGCATGATATAATGAGTATAATTATTGTCTGTAAAAAAGGGTTCATCCTAAGCTGGCGGTAGGACTTTAACCTACTCTCCCACAACTCGCTATCCGTCGATGGAGTTGTGCGGCGACATGTTCCACCATGTTACTAATCTTTGCAACCACTTAGGAGGAACCCTCTTAGTTGAGCTAACCGGATTCGAACCGATAATCCAAGAATCAAAATCTTGTGTGTTACCATTACACCATAGCTCAGTGTAGGGCGTTTTCCTGTATTATGACGGTTGGTGCGCCCCAAACCAATCACCTACTCAAACACCCATTGAGTAGATGCCATCGCTAAAGGGTGTGCGATAAGTTACTGGGATATTTGGATGCCGGGCTTCACAGCAAGGCAGAGCCGTAGAATTTTATAACCACTTTATGGAAGCTGAAAGACTATATCCCAGTATAGTTTATAATCATCTTGGCAATGAATAATGCGGTATTGCAGATCGCCAGCGAAATGAATACACCGAACAGATGTGCCGCAAAGTCATACCAGTTGAATTGTCGTCCCCGAAAGACGTTCCCCATCTGAACACCGAAACAGAAAATAACTCCGCATCGGGCATTGATAAGGAAAGCGATTAGGAACGCGAGAAGCATTCCTGCCCACCTCCATTGTTGGAAGAACCTCCGTGATGATTTGGCTTCGAAGAAACCGTTAATCCGTTCAATCAAACGTATCATAGCTCGTTCAGTTTGTGCATCACCTCCGTAGGGTCTATACCAGCGTTACGGCATCCCTCCTGCACGATTAAGAGGGCTTGGCGCAAAGAGATTTCACGGTCCGAGATAGACGGCGCCACTTGGAACATCATCTTGTTCTCCTTGCAGAATTCCTTACTGAATCCTATGCGTACCGTTTTAGTCACGTCGGAGAACCAAATAACCCCTTTGTGTTCGAAACCGACCGTTTCCGGACGGATAGATGTCTCAACACCTGCGGCATCATTGTGGATATAAATGCCCTCACGAATACGAATGTCCATAGCTAATTTTTTGCAAATATACTTATTCTCGAACAGAGTAATTGCGAGGACGCTTAAAATGTATAAAATTCTTGTCGTGGCATGGGTACAACAGTTACCAGTTCCCAACAGTATTCTCCATACCTTTGCAAGGCTTCCTCCGGGAGAGCACCATAGTAAAACTCCTGTTTATACTGCCAGTTTAATTCCTCTTTAGTATTCTTCGTACAGCTCATTGTCAGTAGGCACTTTACGGCTCAAACGTATCTCGTTCAACAACTGACGGCGGGCGATCTCCTTTCGTTTGGCGATATAATTCATAATGTCTTCGATGGTTCCGAAGAACGTGTACTTGGATGGCCAAGCATACTGAATATTCTCACCGATAGCCGTGGTCGGATTCGTTGTATTTACCATGCTAATTGTAGTAAGGTTTGATTTTGAGCTTAATTACGCCGTTTGCGTAGCACGCTTGGCGCATCAGCTCTTTTCTTTTCGACACCAGTAATCCATATTGGTTAGGGAGCGCCGACTGAATGACGCTCTCACGATTACCGACAACCTCTACCAAATTGTAGCCCGCGGGTTTAGGTTTAGCGGTTCGAGGCTCAGACTGTTTCGGAATATACCCATACCGGGAATAAATACCGAATTTAGTGTTATCGTCCATACTATAATAGTATTAGGTTTTATCGTTTGAACGTATACAAATATAAAAATTAATTTTGAAAGTTCCAAACGTCTCAGAAAGAGCCATATAAACACAAAAGGGAGCGACAGCATTACACCGTCGCCCCCACCGAGAAGCACAGAGGGTCTTTTATTTTGATAAGCTGAATGTTCGACGTGCCCAGTTGAGATCGTCCTTATCTTTCAGTTGAGTGACTGCGAAATCGTAGCACATCTCAAAGTAGCGATCACGGCTGTCACCAGCCCACTTCATCAGATTGGCACCCTGATTCGACGCGAAATAATTCATCGTCGCGTAAAGGGCCAACTTATTGTAGTGCGGCTCACACTCGATAGCGCCACCGTTCTGTTGCACCATGTTCCACAGCTCATTGGCATTGCGCCAACGGGGACCACGGGAACCGTCCTGATTGATAAGGCGGCTGACCACGCCCTCTGCCTCATCTTCGGTTAAGAAATTGTAGTACCTGAGAGTGCCCTCGAAGCACTCAAAAATGTCTGATGCGTCTTTCGGACAATGTACCGATAACCGTTCCAACGTTTTGCGGAACGTAGCGAACGTTACGGCGATGTCTTCGGCATCTTTCTCCTGCATCACCTCTGCGGCGATACAATCGAATTTCTCGAATATTTCCTCCTTAGTCATAATTGTAGAGTTTTACCTGCCACATTTCGGGCAGTTCGGTTTAATGTTCTTTACCGCTTTCGGTTTCACCGGAATAAATTTTCCCATAAAGTCTGTTGTAAAGTGAATTGAGACATGAAAAACCCAGTTCTAACCACAAAGCCATGTAACTACACCCAAAGGCAACGGCAAGCGTTCGAACGGAAAAGTCGGTACTGACAACCCCATACGCCAACACTGTCCAAAAGGTCAAGCACTTCGAACAGTTTACCACAACATTTCTCTCGATATGAAACGTTACGGTTTCTGCGAGGCCGGACACGTTAAACAGTACGGCGCATAGGGTTATCAGAATACTGTCCATTATTTCTTAGCTACTGCGGCCTCAGCGTTTGCAGGTGCGGCGGCAAAGGCAATCGTCAGCGGCGTGAGAAGATTGTAGCCGAATACGTTGCCGTTGCACTTCACGTTAGCCGCAGAACCGATAGTGGTTCCCTGCGTAAGGGTCGGAGCGGCGGTTTCTGCCGAAGCGAAGATCACGTCGAACGACTCCGTGAACATCTTCACCAGCGGCCGACAGCAACATTTGTTCGCACCCCGCGGGAGATACGTGATGTTTCCGTTGGCCACAATCGTAAGGTAGGTCATCCCGTTGACGACCTTTTGGTCACCGACGGAATAGCTCACTTGGAAAGTGGGCTGAATATCTGCGTTCAAGCAGTAGCATTGACACAGATTCTCGGTTACGCTACAAGCATACTGTTGCGAGGTAGCCGAAATTGCAATAGGTGTTACGTGAATCATAACCTTATTGAATTATTTTTTGGTTTTCTCCGGGACTTCCTCCCCGCCCAGATTTGGGGCAACCAACGTAACCTCCCTAACGATAGGATCGAGTGCCGTAGCAATCGCCATAAGGAGTTCTTGGTTTTTCTTGGCCATAAGTACGGCGCAACATGATTGCTGTTGCGTCGGGCAGGTCATACAGTCGTTATCGCATCCTTGTTTAGCCATAGCTATCTTGCAAAAAAGTTAATAATAGCGCTCCTTACGAGCGGGTTATTTTTCCACTTGGGTACAGCTTCCGCAATTTTCTTTGCAGTAACCACGATACCCTGTTTGCGGTTCTCCTCGATAAAGTCCTCAATAGCTTTTCGAGCGTTGACCGCTTCCTGTTCACTGTTCGCGTAAAGGTAGAACTCAATCTTGTACGGTTCCATTACATTTTAGGTAAAGGAGGGACTTCTACCGGAGCTTGTGGGATAGGAATTCCCCCTCTGCGGGAGACCAAACCCTGTACGATTTGAACTACCTGCATAATATCGTCCTTGTTGTTTCGGATAAAACCGACCATATCGCCAACTCCGGTTTTCACCTTCTCGAATCCCGTTGGCGGAACTGGGTCCGTATCGGGCAAGTTCGGCATATCCTTAACAATGAACTCATACAGTTGCTCTGCCTTTATAATATCATTCGGGTAGATACTTATGCAAGAGAGCTTAACCGCTAATTTACTTGTGACCCTGAGTTTACTCAGTATGTCACCATCCGTTTTCTGTACTCCTCTGTTAAACATACTTTCTGATTAAAAATGTGGTGGGAGGACCCCGAAAGACCCTCCCGACCACGGGTTCGCTACTGGTTGCAACCACCGGGGCAGGAGCAAGGCATAGCGGGCTGGTACAGCGCAACGGGTTGCGGACATACCTGACCGTTTCTGCCACTGCCACCGTTGACGAGCAGTGCGAGTGCTTCGGCGGTCGAAAGTGCCTGAGCACCTGCACCAGCACCGGCACCTGCGTTGGCCTGCGTCGTGACGTTCACGTAGTCAACGAAACGAGGTTGCTGACCGACACGCTCGGCACGCTCCGAAAGAGCGTTGTTGGCGAGCAGGTCGATTGCACGCTCGTTACCCTTCGACTTGGCGTTTGCGTAAACGCCCGCGAAAATCCACGCACCGATCATGCCCAACAGGGCAGTCGAGCCGATAGCGAGGCCAGCGATACCCACACCGCTGGGTTTCTTCGACATCATGTAAGCGACTTTGGTCTGTTCGTAGTCGCTAAAATCGTAACGATGGGTGTCTTCCATGACTTTGAAAAATTTTGTTAATCGAGCAATATTACCCGCATCACAAAGTTGAGAAGAAGCCTCGCGCTACTGAAATTATTTTGCGACAACTTTCACGCTAAGTATATTGCTAAGTTCGCGCACCAATGCCGAGTGTCTGTATTTCATGTGGTACTGGTTTTTCAGACGATTTACTGTCTGACGAGTAAGACCGGAAAGCTGGGCTATCAGCATATCGGAATATCCTCTTTCGCACAATTCATTGATTAAGGCGCACCGGGCATTTACATAGAGTTCCTCATTCGAGGAAAACAGTTTATCCCGTTTCAACGGAATCTGTTGGCAGACCGTATCTGCCAATTCATAAAATTCTTTGCACATAGAACAAAATAGCTTATCTTTATACCACAAAACTAACTCTTTACGCTATGATGGTCAATAACGTAAATACACCATTCTCGCCACAAGAATTGAAAGTCGCCGAACTATTAGCTTGTGGTTTATCAGAAAAGGAAATAGCCGAGGAGTTGTGTATCTCCCCGGCTACTGTCAATAACCATACAAGGCACATCCGCGAAAAGAACGGACTGACAAAGAATACAGAAATAATTCTTCTCTACATCGCCTATATAAAAGGTAAAAAGTTTTCTTTGCGTGACATACGCGAACGCGGTATAAGTATCATCTTGGTGTTCCTCAACGTCTGCGAATACATGACATATCAACAGTAACCTTGTAGCACAAGCTGAATATGACAAAGAAAAAGATGGGGCCACTTGAATTAAGCGGCCCCGGTTGTGAATTTCACCTACGCACCGGGACTTACCCAGTCGGCGGCGGCTTTGGCATCTGCCATGCGAACGTAGAATTTCTTACCCGTAAGGTCGGTGTACTGCGACCCGATAGGGTACGTCAGAACATCAGCGATAAGCGGGTCAGCGGCGTCCGTAGGAGCACCCTTGCCGGTACAAACCGAATACATCCGGGTCTTGTCCGCAGGGTTGAGAATGGTTAATTCGGTAATTAAAGCCATGACCTTGAGTTTAAGAGTTTGACAAACTGTTATCCAACCTCTGCAAATATAAACTAATTCTGCGTAAAATCCAATTCGACATAAAAAAAGACGGTCGATTAGGACCGTCTTAAACTGGTTACATGGATTTCCTCCACAGGTCATGTATATTCAAAGGTTTCTTTTCTAAGATGGTTTTCATGCGCTCCTTAATGTACCAAAAGAACGTAGAATCTTCATGGGAGATGATCCAAAAGAAATTAGGAGCACCTAACCAACCGGGTCGGGACATATAATCTTGGAGGGTAAATACAGCGAATTCATCCGCCCACAAGATACGCCAAATGGCAGATAACTTCCGCATTCTACAAAGTCGTAAGGCGAAGCATTTCTTCGTGAGGAACTTTCTCCGGTTTAGCGCGATCCCACCGGAATAATTCCACTTCAACTTCGAAACGTTCCCACTCTTTGGTAGCTGAGTTATAGATCACCTCACCACTACCCTCGTATGATTCACGTATTGCGGAACCGTATCGGCGCAGGAATCCCTCATTCATGTACCGCTTGTATGCAAGGACTTCTCCGGTTCGTTTCGACACCTTTTGTAACTGGTACTTCCAGTAAACAAGAGGTTTCTTAACGACACATTTACGGATAGCTTCCTCGAAAGACTTGGGAATATGCGGACACGGTTCACTCTCGGACATTCCGACTACCTCATTGATAAACCGGGATGCCTTAGTGTGAATACCCATCCGAGTAAAATTCTTGTTGAAATATTGTACGTACAGTCTACCTCTGACGATAGTTTTTAACGACAGAAGATTTTTCTCCGTATACACCTCTACGAGACCTAACGGATGGTAGAGAACACCTGTGGCGTACTCGCTACTGGTACCCTTATTGAACTCTTGCAAGTCCAAATTGGAATCTCGCATGATACTCACTTCTATTTTGTTCTTTTTCATAACTGTACGGATAGAATCGTTATCACAATTACTACAAAGATGATTGCCGCCATCCAGCAAAGCATCTCCAACCCGGTAATTTCGTTATCTTCGTTAATCATTACTAAGGTGAAAATCGTATTCCCTTTTTGTTACCTCCTTATAGTGGAGGATAGTTAGACTTATGCTGTTGTTAGCCTGTTTAAGTTGGTCTTCGGCATCCGTAAGCACCAACCATTTTTGATTACTCTCCACGAATGCACGACCAAAACCAGTCCCCTCTCTGTTTACAGATATGTAGGACACAAACCAATAAGTCTTCATGGTTATTTAGTTTTGTAGGCGTACTCCCATTCCTTACGCAGAAACAGGTAGGCCGCGTGATACTTCTGTAACCGTCGGTAATCGGAATCTACCAGTTTAGGCAACCGGGTGATGTCCATGTTGTCCCGGAGGTCGGCCAACTTAACGGCAGTAGCGATCTTGTTACGGGAAACCCGAACAATGTAGTCGGGATAGTCCTCGCCTTTTACATGGGTGATTGCTTCCACGGCACGAACTATCTCCTCCGGAAATTCATACTCTACTGACAGGTCGGCGAGCGTAACATCGCTATCCTCCACAATTTCGTGCAGGATAGCAACAATACGCTCTGCGCTCATAGGGAACTTACTTGCCACTCTCTGACAGTGTTCGTAGATAGGTTTACCTACCTTATCGGTTACACCTACCAGTGCATCCTGCGCAAGTTTTTGCGCCCGGACATGTAATACTGCTAAATTCATAGGGTTATAGATTATGTTTATAAACAAGTATAAGAAAATATTTTGATACTTCCAAACACCTAATTTTCAGCTTATTGCAGGTCCCAATGGACCCTCGTAGGTGGTAGTGGTGGTGCATCTTCGGGTGGAATAGCTCCCGGTACAGTGATATTCAACGACGAATTTTCGTTTGATGGCTACACCAGCGCAAATCCCGGTCAGTTGTCTCTCTTACAACCTATTCCGTTAGGGTCCATAGTGACTTTCATAGGATCGTATTATTTTGGACCTCCCGCCGAAGAAATTTTACTTTCACCCGAAAGCCCTACATGGTCACTTACAGTAGCTTTACCCACTGGAGTTTCCAGTATCGCACACTATCTGAAAGACATGTTAGTCGTGCAAAATCCCGATACAAATTTGGTAGTAGCCAGACAATCCGCGATATACAAAATAGATGCCAAAAATCTCGTTAATGGCAAAATCAGTACAATAGATATGTACGCTACTGGAGCTTTGTTGTCTGATATGTATTTAACGATTGACCAAATTATCTATGTTGCGCAGGTATAGAATAAATCCCCCTCTTAATAGGAGGGGGATTTATTAGTTGTAAGCAGGATTATTGTCTGCGGATTTGTATATCCGTTTCACCGTTATCCTACTTCCAACAGGATAACTTTCACCGCCTCTTACTATGACTGTAAGCTGGCTAACTGTACAATCAATATCCATTGTACCATTTTCAGAGATTACACCTCCTTGGCTACCTCCAGCATTATAAAAGGCACTAAATTGAACACTTGTAAGGTGCTCGCCAACAACTACATTAAAGGTGCGTCCAATGTTGACACCTGTAACGAAGAAACTATCTGGAGTTGTACCTACGTATAGGTCATACATTATTGTAAGTATATCTCCATTTTGTAGACCACTTGGTAGATCAAATACGTCCGGAGCGTCATCATTTAACGAGACTTCGCCTGCCCACAAAGTAGCCCCAACAGCTATTCCACCCGAAGATGCACCACCACTACCACCTACGAGGGTCCATTGGGTAGTGCTACCAATGCACGAACCAACATAGACTTCATTGGAGCCATTCCTGAAAGCTAAAATGTTAAAGTAGTCACCTTCATTTGACCCCTTGGAAATAATTCCAGTAAAGAGACCATTGGCCGGAAATTGGTTAGCAGTACTCTTGGTAGCATTAATCGTAGTAAACGGGAATACGTCACCATCATCACCCTGATAGATGTACTCGAAGATAGCCGATTCAGTAAATGCACTGAGCTTTCTGCTGGCAACCGAAAGTTTATTAACTCTCCACTCAATGCTCACCGAAGGATAATCCAGTAATCCTACATAGCACGCACCAGTTCCACTTCCGTAAGCAATTACTTCGGCGCGGCCCGTATTTTGGGTATCTACTTCGCAGATGATGATGCCCACGTACTCGGATTCGTTCCCCGGTTTATTCAGAACGCCTGAATCCGTAACAAACGGAATAATCAGACCGTCTTTAGGCGTCGGCCAGTTGTCGATAGCACTGACCTCGGCGAAGTCGTGAATCTGAATCGGATCGGCAACACCGGAACCACTTTCCATAGGAATTTTCTTACCTTTCTTCAATTCAGCGATCCACTGATCGTCGGTAAGATTTTTTAGACTGGCGCCTCCGGTAAGACCAAAACCGTCTCGAATAAATATCGAGGGCGGAGTGGTGTTACGAATATCGAATAAAATTCCGAACGCTAAGGTTCCTGCGGTATTGATAGAAACCAACCCGAAGCAATTTTCACTGTTACCGATGACTTTTGCACGGCCATTTCCCGAAAGGCTGTAAAGAATCTTCATCGCTCCAATAAGCGAGTTGGTATCTTTGATCTTCTCAACGCCATTAATAGAAATGGCTTCGAAGCCGCCCATTAATACTTGATTCAACTGTACCTTATTGGCAATTTGGGTAGCAGTCACCTTCTGAGTGGGTGACACCTGAAACTCTTCGTTTCCCGTAAGCGACAACAACTTGGTCAGTGTCGCTATGTCTACAAAACTTGGCATATTCTTAAATTTTATAGTTTTAGTGGTAAACCCACTCATTATGTCTTCAACAGAGTAGAAAAATGTCTACTTTTTCGGATAACCTGCTTTTACATTCGAGTGCATAGCTACGGTCTTGTTCGAATCGTAAACGGCAATAACAAGGTTGTCCGTAGTTTGGATAATCGTGCAAGTTTTGGTAACATTTTGTCCACCAACGGGACCTCTCCCGATAAAAGTGGAGAGGTATTCTCGTTGTTTTCCTGTATAGTTTGGGTCAGATGCAATATCTACGGGAATGACACCCGGCAGACTGGCATCATTCCACGTCAGATATATCTTATCTGTTGTCCCATCTCCCCACGGGATAGTAACTGTTTTAACAGCCATAACTTAATAGGGAATTAGTACCACGGAGCGGCATTTGATCTCCCCCCCCCCGTGATTGTGTGTTACTCCACGGTAAACGTGGTGTTGGTGTTAACCTGAATGGTCGAAGCGGAGCCATCCTGCTCAACCTCAACAGTAGTTGCACTGAGGGTTAAGTAAGCGTCGCCGGCGGCCTGTTTCAGCGAAATCGTCGCGGTCTTGTTACCCGTAGTGTTGACGATGATCTGTTGCGTGCGTTCGGTGATAGTTTCGTTTTCGTCCGCAGTCAGCGTAAGGGCAAAATCGAATTTAGCCGTAGCACCGGGGTCGCCAGCAATGGCAGTACCCGACGTAGCGGTAGCTCCGTTAGCCTGATAGGTGACCTTGGAAATGTCGGCAGGAATGATCTCACCGGTTCCTTTCGAAAACGTCAGCTTGTCGGAGTTGGACTTACCGGTAATGGTAATCTGACCTCCGGATTTACTGACGGCCATTTCGCCACCGTCATCGAAAGTTACGAATTCTGCGGCGGCTTTCAGAATCGCAGTGAACGTTTTGTCGGGAGTGACACCCGGAGCAGGAACCGAAAACTGTTGATTCTGCGCAACACGGTTGCCCTGATTGGGCGTCTTGGCTTTTACGGATAACGTAGTATTTCCCGAACCGGAACCCGGAGAAACGACTACATAACCTTTTATTACGTCTGCCATGTGTTAAAAGTTTTAGTTAATGTAAAATGAAGTATTTGTAAGTACCTGATTGGTGTTAAACCAGTCATTGTACTCGTCGAGCCATACGTACTCTTTTTCCAGCGAAAGATAAGGAATTTCTTTGACCTCCCAAAGAATCCTACCATTAAAAATTACTCGTTTTATGGATTCGCCGGTATTCTGTACGGGCCAAATAATACGGCCATTGTAGATAACACGGGAAATCTTATTCACCGTACCATCTACAAGAATGGCCGCATCATAGGCGATAGCCTGCAATATTTGGTCTAAGGTGGGCATGGATTAACCTGCATTTTCTTCCACCGGAAGTACCTCGATATAAATTATGTCGTCCTGTTTCATAGGAGCCTCTTGGGTCACTATTTCGATACCTCGTACCGTTTGTGACACTACTGCCTGTTCACTACCCAAAGCGGAAATATTACCGCGGGCAGTCTTTTGTTCGTCCTCACTTAACTGTTGGTCCTCGTCAAAGCGTACAGCACCCTTTGCACTGCCGCCACCCACTTCAAGTAAGGGTAATTTGGAATAGGAATCTACACCGTTTCCGATTTTGAAACCGAGAATAGTTACCTTGTCAATATCGTAAACAATGATAGGTTCCTTCTCTTGAAGAACGGGATCGTATAAGTCCCAGTTCTCGGCAGTATCTCCGCGTAACTGAATAAGCGAGGCCATACGTTACAGCTTCTTTTGCAGTTTCAAACCCGATACGTCGAGCGTTCGGGTCGTAGTGGCCGATCCGGTTTTTACCGTCAGTTTGATCGACTGCGTATTCTCCGTAATGCGGACGATAAGCGGCAGACCATATCCTTCGGGCGGAAACGTCTTGGCCGTTTTGGAATCGACCTGAACTTCGACCGTCTGAGTTTTCAGAACCTCGAAGTCACGGGCAAGCGGGAGGTACAGAAACAGGTAATGTCCGGACTGCTCCTCTTTGACCGCGGTGTTGAACTCTACGAACTTCCGGACAAATTTGAGATTGCCCGTAACCTTGTTGTCGGTGCCGATCTTAATGTGAGATTGCAGATCAGCGGCCTGCTTTCCGAGGTACATCGTGTTGCCGGTCATGGCAAACACCGCGGGCATCGTAGGAGCGGACCCGATAAGGTGTACCCAGTCGGAAGCCTTGCCCTCGTCGGCGACTTTGTGCGAGAAGCTCTTGTTGAGTTTGTCGAGATAGAGACTGCCCGGTTTGGCCCCCATCATATTTGCGTAGTTGGTGACATCACCTTCGTCGCAACCCACCAAATACATCGTGGTCTTGTCCGATTCGTTAAGAATCAATGCGTTCTTCTTCATCGTAAATCTGATTAAGTTACACGTTACAACTCTTTGGGGACATTCAATGTTCTGACTGCCTCCGGGTACTCGTCATAGAGTACCATCATCTTGTGAACCTGCATATTGAGGTTCAGCGGTAATCTGTCGCGCAAGATACGGTTAGTGAGTTCGACGTAGCCTATTTTCGCTCCCCAAAATAAGCCGGCAACAAGATTTACTTTTCCTTTCATCATATCGCAGATACGCTTCATATCCTCGTAATCTTCGTCGTCGTAAATGACGAATTTGAGGTAATCGTCCCGACGCAGATACTTAAAGTTGTCCAACTCGAAAGACCTTACCCCGGCACTCGGCGCCTTGTAGTCAACAACGAAGCTGACATTGCGTATATGCACAAAAGGAGCCACCGAGATGGTTCCGTTGGTCTCTACAACCACGCTGTAACCTTCTCGACTAAGCTCCTCCAGTAGTTCAACGGGATTTTGCATAAGCGGCTCCCCACCAGTTAGGCAGATAGTCCGAATGTTATATTCCCGAAGTGTATCGACGATCTCGGCAGTACTCATACCAACACCACTCTTTCCGCACAAGGCTTCGGGAGTGTCACAAGTGATGCCCATAGTTTTTTCGTAACAGCGGATATTACATCCACTGAAACGAACGAACACACATCTACGGCCAATGCCGAATTTGTTTTGTTCCCCCATAAATGCGGGGTAAATGGTGTTGACTCTGTACATACTACACACAAGTTAAAAGTTCTTCCGAGGTCAGAAATTTCCGTAATGCGGGCAGGTGTCTCTCGTAAGTCCGGAGCATAAACGAAGCAGTAGCTACGTATGTCTTTCGGTCGGGGTCTTTGGGACCCTTGTTCAATGCTTCGGATAACATGAAACACCTTTCCGTAGAGTTAAGGCGCGATAGTAATTTTATTACCTGCGGCCTAACTCGACCCAGTACGATACTACTCCGGATCATCATGTAGAACGGTTGATTCCGGTAGTAGTTGAGCATCTCCACGTACAGCATGATTTTAGCTGTGGTACTGGATTGCTCGGCGATCTCGGTGGTCTCCTGTATTTTCTTACGTTCGCTACGGAGTACGCGCTCCCACGAAGCGGAATCCTCACCGGATGTCCTACTACGATACTCGATGTGAGCACCTACTAATGATTTCAATAACGCATCCATTACTTTTTATTTTTAAGTATTCGGTTTATCTTACGAATACGTCGTGACAATAACCCATATTTGCGCGGGGGTAAAATATCACGATTCTCAAGACCGTCTTGCAGGTCATTGAGTAATTTTGCACGCTCCTTTACAAGATGCTCATAAGACCAACCTGCTTTGGGGGCATTCGGGTAATCGTCGTGTTTCCAGAAGCCATCAACGAAAACGTACTTTCGGCCTTTAACCGTCTTATGGGTACTACCTTTCCGATAGTGACGGCGCACGGCAGAAACTTTGTTCTTACCCTTTCGCAAATGTTTACTCACTGTCACCGACATTTCTTCGTCGTCTTGGAACCTTTACAGGTTCGGTTACTACTTCGGCCTCGGTAATCAAATCCTTACGGGTTTCGGTTTCGGCAGGAATCTCTTTCGTTGCGGGAGCACTCACACCGCCACCGAATAACTTGGCCAGTATACCACCACCGCCACTACTACCGGAAGCCGAACCAGTAGCTTCGATATTTACCGACAAACGTTCCCGGTTCAAATCCAACCGACTGAGGATATAACCGGATAACCGATCCATTTCACCGGAAAGGTTCGCGTCGGGAACACCTCCGTCGATTTTCTCAAACACCGATGCACGCTTAACACGCTCATACTGAGTGTTTACCAAGAACTCGTAGTATGCTTCGGGAGTGGAGGGTCTTCCGTCACCCCAGTCGATCCCGCAGGCATACCCCATCTTGTATAACGGGCACTTGTCATACATGTAACAAGTGTCACAGTTAATTCCGATACCGATGGTCTCGTTAATGGAAACTTTCTCACGGGATTGAACCTTAACGACGTCAAACTCCGGAGACCAAATATCCATAGGATGGATTTTGATATGTTCCAAAAAGTACTTCTTACATTCGAGAACATCGTCATCCTCGCATAAGCAACTGATACAGTCGGGGCAATCGCCTTTCTGAAAGAACGGACAAAGACATTTTCTGAGTTTATCAAAGTCTTCACCGGCCTCACGAATTTCGGCAATACGCTTTTTTGTTACGTCTTCGCTCATGGTTTTCGTGTATAGTGTGCAACAGTTCTGTTGTGGAGTTTAAGATTCGCCATGCGGAGAAACTCTTTACGGAAGCCCATCCAACCGAGCAAGTTCATGCGGTTAATCGGTTTTCGTTTTTCTTCACCAAGAACGTCATCCAAAGATACGCCAATTTTTCGATATTTCAAACGCCGGGATTTTCTTATGTACTTATGCTTGTAGTCGATGGTGCGAAAATTCTTACCGTCGTAGTCATAAGTGGTTCCATACCGAACACCTCCAAGCCACGTCGTAGAGTCCAGAGAAAAGAATGGGTAGTGCTTTACAATATTCATCTCAGTCCAAGCAAAACCGTGTACACGGACATTATGATGCTTGGCCATTTGATAAAAATGTGAAGCGTACTCTTTCTGAGACTGGTTAATCCCGACATACTTATATCGTTTACAGTACTGTCCAAAATGTTTTATAGCGTGCTTATCGTCAGTGTCGTTTTCGTGCGCCACATAAACGATCTGCAAACCAGCCTTTTCGAGAGGTTCGAAATACTTTCGGTTCCATTTATCGACCACTTCACGACCCACAATTTTGTCCAGATCGAGATTCGCGGCGACAAAGATTTTATCCTTATGCTTCCACAGCCAGTCAACGTACTCCTCCAAGTAAGGCAACCAATACTTTTCAGTATACATCTCATCTTTGATGACACCGGACGCCATAAAAGAGAACGCCCCGGAGTCCGTCATAAAAAGACCTTTCTCCTTGTGCAGTTTGTCGAGTACTCCATCGTAATACGGTAAACTCTTGCGCATATAGAAGTAAGACACAAGAATCTCTCGAATACCGAACTCTAACAACTGTTCAGTGTCGCCGGTAGAGGAAGCGGAGAAAAAAAGAACCGCTCGATTAACCTCTTTGTCGTAATAATCGGTGCGCCTTTTTAATGTCGGCATAGTATTTCGCAGAATAATCGCCACCGTCGTAGGAAGCGGTTTCTTTCATAAGATTCCACAACCGAACCTCGTCGATAGGCGTATCGAACAACTCCGGTTCGTAAATCCCGTTATTGATTAACGCGATCCCTCGGTTAAGACACGGGCGGCAAACACCACAACCGATCTCACTTGCAGAATCATAGCAGGACCGAATTTTCTGAATCCAGTCAACGGGCATACCTTGTTTCAGACACTCCGTCACCATCTCGGTTTTGGTTAGGTGTTTGTACGGCGCCGAGAAACTGAAATGCGTGTTCTCCCACCCCATGTCGCCGATGCAGTGTTTGTTCAGATGCCGGAACAAAGTAGTCAGTCTGCGAATAAATACGTCGTCCTTATCGGGAGCATTGTCGGCTTCGTTGAAACCGAAATAAACGTGTTGCCCGTACTGCATGGCAAGCGTCCCCAAAATAAGATTCCGGTAGGGCAGGTATTTGTTCTCCCGTTCGTATTCACCAAGAGGGAACTCGATCACCTTTAACCGATCCACGTAATAAGGAGGTAAACGTTTGAGGGCTTCAATCTCGCGTTCGGCGTAGGAGGTTTTCATATCTACGTACAGAAGCAAATCCGGACGAATCAACCACTCCTGTAACATGGAATCAAAACCACCTGAAAACAATAAAATCTTCTTTTCCATACTTATGCCTATTAAAAGAGAGGACCTGCCAACGAATCGGTAGGTCCTCAAAATCGTCGCAGGTTTGATTACGACTTCGAAGCGGTAGCGGCGGCACGGCCACGGCCTCCACTTCTACGACCACCACGCGCGGGAGCGGCGGCGGCACGACCACGGCCCCTTCCGGTAGCGGCGGTTCTTGCGGTTCTTGCCATAGTGGTAAGTTTTTTAAGTCCGGCAGGTATTCTTTTATAAAAAAGCGATTAGCCGTTAAAACCGCTGGTACTGCAAATGTAGATAAAAATTCTGAATCTCCAAAAAGCAGAACTAATTTTTGAGAAACAGAACCTTTAGCTCAATCGCAGTGATTTCGCCGATAGTTTGGAACGAGGGTTGCAGAGCGAGGATGATTCCTTTCTTTGCAAAGAACTTGTTCGCCAAAATACAGGCTTTCGTCGCTTGGTTGAGTGCGCCTGCACCGATAACACGAATCAGTATCTTTTTGGCAGGGTCATTCTGAAATGCAGAATGAATACTTCCAGCAAGTTTGTTCGCGTCGGTCGATGATTTGCACCTTAAAGTTACAGTGTTTGATTCCGTGTTAATTTCCATAGATACTCCGATAAAGGTTTTCGACCAGTTAACCTGCGCTACTACCAAGTAACTTTGAACTCTACAAAAATAGGTAATTTCTCGAATACTCCAAGAGATCGGAAAGGTTATTTTCTCCGACACTCACGGAGTTATACCCCATCGGCTTCTGTTACAGATTGTTGTATCGTATGAATTTTACCCAAATCTTCGGGTCGGATAACCAGTAGGTAGCCTTGTTCGCCTTTTTGTTTGATGGCGACAACCGGAATCTTCTTTTCGAACTTGGCCTTTACTTCGGTATCTTTGAACAACGACCATACAGCGGACTTCTGACGAACCTTACACTCAATATACAATGTAGGATGCAGGGAATCGCTATTGGTATTATGTCCACTGCTACTACCGGATAGCGGAACACGTTTGGTCCCGAAAAATTTAGCGACTACTCGCTCGAAACTTTTCCAGCAAGTTTTGGAGGTTGGCTTGGTAACAACGACATTGTTTCGTCGAACCAGTTCTTTGGAAACACGTTTGCGCTTCAATAGCCCCGTAGAAATTTTCTTGTGCGGCATGATTCAATTATTTGTGTCTACCGCAAAGATACAAATTTCTACATAAATGCAAGGACAACGCCCAGCAAAACGGCAAGAGCTACCAAACCAAGACCGAGGACAACAAAGTCGGCGATCAAACCCTTATCTACATTATTTTTCATTCGAACAGTTTTTTGAGCATTAACGGCTCGGTCATTTCAAAGCGTGCCGCCGAGATTTGTTTTCGGGAAAATCCGAATGTAAGCATTCCCCTCCAGCATACCTGACCATACCGGTAGATACTCTCTCGTTGTTTCTCCGTAAGAGGTACTTCCTTACCGCGGACACCGAAAGGATCGTAACCATCGAATAGAATCCAATCGTTGTGAATCTTAACCCAACCATTGGTCTCCAACCACCGGTCCGGAGAGGTACAGTCGTCGGGAAGCGGTGTCGGAATAATTCCTTTACTCTGCAACGCTTCCGAAATACGTGCGTGTAACATATTGGATACTTCCCCGCGCAACCCGTAATAATCACCGTTCGGAGCAAGCCATCCGGCATCATACCCCTCGGTAATATCAACGGGTTTAACGTCAAAAGATTCATCCGAGAGGATTCTCTCTGTTTCGAGATACCGTTTTAACCTCTCGTCATAATAGGAAAGGTAAGCATCGGAGGTGTCCCGGTCATGTTGTGACATCATCAGTACGCCGATACCTTTGTTCAGATCGACGACTTCTTCACAAACTTCGATCTTCTTACCACCGGAAAATTTGTCGGGAATCTTAGAAACTATCCGGTTATACAAAGTGAGAAACTCTGTATACTTGTCGAGGAAACCTCGAACCCCGGTAACAAGATAGCGCAAACCATTCAGATCGGCGTCATGCTCGAACAATTCTTTTGCACTCCCATCCCAGTAATACTTAATAAGGTCAGCGTATTTTACCTCCACTTCTTTCCGGACACCGTTGAGAGGCCCCATGTTGGCGGTTACTTCAAGCCAACTCTCAGCATCTTTCATAAAAGTAGAGTTACGAGATACCAACCACGCCACAACGTCAAATCCCGACGATTCTTCACTGGCAGGACGCAGAGACACTGTCTGTTCCTCGACATCCTCAGTCAGCACCATATCGCCAAAAATAATACTGAGGGCTTGGTCCTCGTTCATACCGGGCAAAGACTGTATAAGTAATGCGACCCCACCGTCGAGGTCGCATTGCTCTGTAAGTTTTTCACGGGCTACTGAGGTAAGGAGTTCACCGAATCCCTCACCAATAGAAAACTGTAATGATCCCATAGGATTAACTGTTAAATACTCCGCGACGTGTCAACTCCCTACTAAGCATCGCCAGCACGTTACTGAACGAATCGAGCTTACCGGAAAGAAGATCGCGGTATATTTCGGCTTCCTCCAACTTACGGAGTAATCCACTTTCATCGAGTTTAAGACGTGCGGCGGCTTTTTTCTCCGTGGCAGACATTCTACGGTTACCGACCATAACACGGTCCATTTCGAGGTCGCATTCAGACTTTATCTGAGCGTATGTTGCGCAGGCTTCCAAATGACGATCTTCGGTGAATTCCCGCCATGCAGTGTAGCGGGCAATCATGTTACCGAGTTCATCAGACGCAATATCTGCAATCCGTGTAGGCATTGTCGGCAAACCACCCTTAGGGGCAACGACTTCCGAAAACTGTTTTCGGAATAAGTCGAGCGGGTTAGTGACGCCCTCCAACTTCTTAGCGGGCATTTGGCTTCGGCTTATAGACTATTACAGTTTGGGCGTCAAAGTCAATGACAATTTCTCGACCATCCCATCTGTACCGACGTAAATCGGGTGAATCACCTGTATATTTTCCATACGCATAGGGTTTGATACGGTGAACAGCCATGTCGATTGCATAACCCATACATGACCGGGAAACAAACTCTATACTTTGCAGGATGTTTTTCTCGTTGAATCGGCAACGATACGCTAAGAGCATTTTCTCGTATTCGTTGATACCCTGAAAAACTTTTTCACCGCTTTCAAGGGTAGTTTGGAATCCGAGCAGACTGTCAACCTTTTCATAGGTAGCGACACCGACAAGTTCTTTCAGTGCCTTAATGTCGAGATTGACTTTCTTGGGTTGTGCGAATCCGGTAGCTACTACCAAGAGCGCAACGAGAATAAGAATAAATCTTTTCATAGTTTTATTGGTTAATGTCGTGATAAAGTTCTTTGTACTCATAATTCCCGTTGTCGTACCCATCAAATGATACGTTGTATGCTTTGAAATCACAGAGGGAAGCCAACCGGATATTACTGCGGGCAGTTACCACCTCAATGTTTTTATGGTGGTCTCCAATAGCCCCACGTAACGGCGACGCTTTAAGGATTCCAACAACGGACGGGTTACGGGGGTCCCAATAACCGAGCGTGTGCTCGTTATAGACCACAAGTTTAATCTTTTCCATGATGATTAAATTTGTCGAGAATTTAATAAAATCTCGATATTTTTACTCTTTGAAACAGTGCGTCCGATACGGACAGGCGAAAGCATTCTCACACAAAGCATCCGGACACGCACGTTTAGGTAACGTACCGGCTCCGACATGACTGATCGTACTGCTCATAATCTTATCGGCTTGTTCGAGCATCGGCATATTCAACGGCATAAGGAATTCTTTCATCGCCGAGGTATTCTTGTTAATGTACAGGTACAAGATTTTCGTCGCGCCCAATTCGCGGGCGTACAACGACGCTTGGAATTCATGTTTCTCGAACGGTTTGAAAATGGCACGCTGGTAAACCATGTCATTCATGGTCTTAATTTCGAGTACCACTTTCTCACCGAATACTTCATACCGGAATACACCGTCGGCCTTACCGTTTATGAAACGTTCCTTGCAAATAACCGGGACTTCGGCCTGTTCGAGAAAACCGATATTTAACAGAATATTTTGGATATATAGGTGATACCATGAACCGACATCAAACGTGCGTTGTAACGCACCGGAAACGGGCGAAATCGAAGCGTCACGGGGGGCGTTTTGGAGGTCATATACCAACGACCGCGGGCACGCACTTTTGAGACTGCTCGGATGGAATACTCCCTTTGCCCGAATATCGGGAGCCATGCACAAATTATACAGATCGAAGAATGCCCCGAAAAAATCCCTGCGGTCAAAGTCATCGAGTGCATCGAGCATCCGCTTGCACGCTCGGCGAATACCGATAACGGAAAAGGCTCCCACGGATATTTCATCCTTTTCGAGAGCTTTGTCGATAGCTTTTGTTACTTTCTGAATTTCGGTGTCGGTCTCCTTCCGGAGTAACCGCGCAATACTGGTTTTACGTGTACGTTTAAGCTCTGCCATTACTTATTATAGATTTGTGATCCCGGCGCGGTTCGAACGCGCGACCCTCAGATTAGAAATCTGATGCTCTATCCAACTGAGCTACGGGACCGATAGGGGGGGGGGTCACAATCCCACGAGTAACCGTACTCCCAACCCCTACGAGCAAATGCTCACACCTTACCCTCGGAACAAATATAAGGATAATTTTTCGGATTTTCAGATAACTCTGCTTGCAGTGTTTTTCATGGTCGCCTTTTTAATTACGCGACCCAGTGAGATAGCTAACGTGGAAAGGTCTTCGAGAATGACGAAATGCTTAAACATTCTTTCGGGTGGATAGCTATGGTTAATGCACACTTGCACAACGTTAAACTGCATCGCTTCTACCTTGTTCACCATCTCCCGAACGTGGTTCATAGCGGATTCACCGTGATAGCTTCCCGCGCACGGCGCACCATCGGAAAGAATAAAGAACAACACGGGAAGCTGGGTTTGTTTGCGTACCCGTTGAGCGACTTCGTAAATAGCAATACCATCACGGTTCTCACAGCACGCTCTCACGGAACCGAGCGCATATTTCGGAGAGTAGCCTTTCTCTCGGTAAACATGTAATTCCGTAGACCGACTGGTACGGATGTCTCCCGTATGACCGTAAATGAACAGCTCTACTTGCGGAATACTACCGACCGCTTCGTTAAGGAGAACGGCAGTGTCCCGTGCGGCCTCAATTCGTTCACCACTCATGGAGCCACTTTCGTCGATCAGAACACACACGGCGACGCGATCACTTTTCACTTCACCCTCACGAATGTAGACCGTGCTTACACCTTGAATGGCCTCGGCAAGTTTGTTCATATCGAGAACGCCACTCCGCATACTGCGATGGATTAACTTGTACTCCCGGCAGTGTCCTCGAATAATTTTGGAGATAGCGGGAACATACCGACGAACCCGCTGGTGAGATTTCTCGTATCGTGACGCATCGGACGGAGCCGGAGTAAAATAGGTATCGGTGCCGGAACCGAGTTCGACGAGACCCTCACAAATTTCACCGAGCAAACCTCCCTTGTCCTTAACCGTTGTGGCCATATCGTCATCGCCGAGAGTTTTGGCTTCTTTACTGTCAGCGGTTTCAGAGCCGGTAAGTTTGGACAAACCCTCCAGCATTTCAGAAGCATCAGAAGCAATCTTACGGTCGAGTTCCTCGTCACCACAAGAAGAACCCATTCCTTCGGCATCAGTATCACCCTCCCCATAACTGGCTTCTTTACTGTCAGCGGTTTCTTTATCACGGTAGAAATCGCGGATAACCTCGTAAATGCGTTTGGCGGCGTCGAGAGCGGCTTTCGTAGAATCGGGGAACGGCAGGAGTATCTCCTTAATCTTTTTCAGATAGAAACCGAACCGTTCGAAGTCTTCCTCTTTCAGATATACCGGATAACGGATAATTCTGAGAATAAGGTTGAGCAACTGCTCGGCATCAGTCTTTTCGGCCACTTCGTCGATCATACCAGCGTCCAGATAGTACTGGTCGAAATAGTAGTACCGGGACTTCTCCAAGAACCGGGCGAAACCGGGTTTCGTCTCACCAAGTTTCTCCTCGATACGTTCGTCCTCTATGATGTTCCACAAGGTATGGATGATCCGCTTGTTGACACCGAAATCTTCGGGTTTAGTCGGAGTGGTATAGAGAACGTGACATCCCTCGTGAATGGTAAGTCCCATAAAAATATCGAGTTTGGCACCCACGGTCAGCGTCTTGTCATCGAAATACTCGGTACAGACCGTAACCGTCTTTAAGTCGGTAGCACTGTCTCCAGTACGAGAAATACGCAGGCGAACCTTTCGGGGGAGGTTCATAGCCGTCAGCATTTCAGAAGCCAACGTATAACCGCGGCGAATCAAATCCTCCTGCGTAGGAGATTCCAGAATGTACGTTGAGTAGTCGGCCCCGGCGTCGAGAGTGTCCTCCCAACCAACACGATCTTTGTCACTGATCCGAATGAACGTTTCGCCGTCACGATCAAACCAATCGCGCATCAAATCCTCGATCTCTGCACGGGTCATAAACGGGCGTTCCATACTACCGGCTCATTATAAGTTTGCGAACGATACCGCGTTCACCCTCGGAATCAGTTCCCTCGTACAGCGGCAGGAACGACAGCTCCATAGCCTCCAAAGGAGACCAACCATCCCGGATAAGTTCAGCCGCCATAAGGGATTCACGGGTAGACATGGCGTGGCTGAGTTCGCCCTTGTCGAACGTGGTGCGAATCTCTGAGCACACAATAGAAATCTTGCGGGCATGGTCGGGCTTAATGTCGCACCGTTTTACGAGAAGCTGAACCTCGTCGGTTTGTGCCAAATAGGAGAGCTTCATTGCAAAAAAGCGGTTCATCAGTGCACGGTCCATAATCATAGTACCCATGTATTCAGCACCGATATTCGCTGTTGCAATAAAACAGCACTCCGGATGCACGCGAATAGCACGCATATCCTTACCCCCGGCAATTTCGACAGGCAACGAACGGCGCGAATCCAAGCACGGGAAAAGAATGTTATTAGTTGTTACGGGGGCGCGGGAAAGCTCGTCGAGCAACACCACACCGGGTTTCTGAATGTCCTGCGTGAATTTGGCATAATCGAACACCGATATGCCGCCCTCCTGCAATCGGTGAACACCGAGAAGCCCGGAAACCGGGTCGTACATGGACCCCATGTCGTAAACGGAGCATTCCACACCGAGTTTCTGACATGCGAGCATTACCAGTTCGGTTTTACCTGTTCCAGTAGGACCGAGAAGCATGGTGTTAACCTGATTCTGAATGTTTCGGATAAGCAAGTACCATTTTGACTTGTCCGTGAAGAACCCGTCGTTTTTGATGGTCGGAGGGTTGAACCGTTCGTTCTTCATCAACCGACCGAGGTAACTCCGGGCGGAGGTATCTTTGTCAACCGTTTCGGGTTCCTCCATAACCCCGATAAAGTCACGGTACGCGGCAACCATCTCCTCAGTAGGACGGTGATCGTCGCTGATAAACCGGGGAACATTCATCGGGTACATCTTACCGTCCTCGACATCGAGGTAACCCGCTTTGGGAATAAGCGAGGTAACTCCGTAGATGGTTCCCGTAGGATATTCAGAACGAATATCCCGGTCTACTTTAACGTTAACCGTAGTGTCAACGGGGGTTCCGTCATCATGGGTTTGTTTGGATAATGCACGAACACGAGTGCGTCCCTTGTCTACAAGGGTTTTTACAAAATAGTACTTCATCTTAATGTGGGATTAAGTTATAAATTTATTGAACGTAAACAAATATAAGAATTAATTTTGAAAGTTCCAAATACCTAATTTTTAGGGCTTTGCACGATTTATCTTATCCAAAAGATAAAGTAAATCGTCATAGGTGAGTACAGCAAGACTGTCTTTGGACGTCTCGAAATCCACTACAAAGATAGGGATTTTCGTAGTAGAGCATTTCTTTCGCAACTTACGCCAGTCAGAGAGTTTCAGCGAAAAAGATTCCTTATTAGTTGTCTTCGCCTCAACTTCACAGAAATCCGTAAATACGTCATTTTGGCCAAAGGTTGCCCCGGAGTTAATCGTCGTATGCCCACGTAAATCCTTAGCGATACGACTTTCCTGTTTCTGCGAACGCGAACGAGTAGTAGGGGAACCGTTAAGGAGTTTTTGTGCATATTTCGGCAATCTACCACAACTCATAGTCTACGTGTTTAAGAATCTCGGAATCGGGTAATCCTATAAGTGACTGAATAGATTTATGCGCTTTGGTGATAAACTTATCCGGTTTATGGTTGTCAATCATTTCCTGCGCATACACGAGGGATTCTTCCAAAAGTTCGGAGAGGGACTTCCGCAGGTCACGAGTGCTGTCAAAGATAGGGCACTGGTAACCCCATGACGAGGACATCATCTCAATGTGACCTTTCCAATATCCGTTAATCATAACGAATTTGAAAACAAGTTCCCGATAGCTCTCCCCACGGAAAGTTATCCGTAACGGATTGGTTATAACCTTGAACGAGTTCGTCACCATCCGCCGGGGAAGCGTTGTCCGGATGAACGGGATGAAAGCAGGCTCAATCATGGTACTTGTCCAAAAGATACTTGGCCTGTTTGTACACCGCTTCCTGTTTGATAAGCGGGAGTACCTTGGAAAGATCGTCGAGCATTCGGACCAGTTCACCCATAGTAGGGACGACTTCCTCAACAATCTCTTTCTCGGCGCGTTCGCAGGCAATACGAGCGTTCACAACGCTAACCAGTTGATACCCGGCGTCACCGGGAAACGCCACCGTCTCCAAGTAGCGTTCGGCTAATTTACTTTTCATAGTATTTTTGTTGAATGAATCTTCGGATTTTGAAAAAGTGGAAAAACGCATACCACACTGCCATAAAAAGTTCTCGGTAGTGGATTACGATAAGTTGTTCGGTGTACCAGCAATAGTCTTTACCGATACGAAATCTTCTGTCAGAGACTTTCCCGAATGAAATAGCATCCCGATTATTCGGAATCAAACAATGTCGCCGAACGACCATTATTCTCGTATAAAACGTAACCTCCAATCGTTGGAGGTGTCCGTTTATGCGCTGAGTGATGGAAAAATCAGCCATACAAGAAAAAGCATAAGAGTAGCTACTACTGACAAAAAGAGTACGAGAATCCAGTAGAAACGGAACGTCATCCAGCGGAACGAGGTCAGTCTACTGCTGGTAGCATAGAGAAAAAGGGTCACGATAAAGATTATCACCCAATAACAGCCCAAGGATGCCATCTTTTATTGAATAATTCGGTTACAGTTGCCTTGTGGAATCCTCCGGTATTCGGGAATTCCGAAAATTTATCGAACGGACACACTATCCAGTCATGTCCGTCAGTAAAGAATTGATTACGGTCTGTATTGTCTGCTATGGAAGCGATCGCCTTAAACAAGGCAACATTCTCACCGCAGTCGATATAACCGGTATCTTCATAGAGTTCGGGATGTTCCTCACGTAAATTGTCATCGAAAAACTGAACCTGCGGACCACGTTTGTTCTCCATAGCCGCAATAAGTTTTCCCTCCGAGTAACCGGATTCTATCTCATAACCCAGCGAAAGCAAGTAATTAAATAACAGCTTTCGAACGCGGTCAGCATTATGTGTGGCCGGAATCTTGCAAATGCACGCTTCTGTAAACATGATTATTTGTGTATGAAATATTCGGTCGCCGATTGCACGAAAATATAATGAGTCTTTGTTGAACGAGTCTCAGCCTCGTACAAGGTAGGATAATTCAAAGAGAGCGCCGAATACAACTCCGGCAACTCTCTTTTTATTTTACGTCTCAACCACTCCCAAGAAATCTTACGGGAATGGCGAAAAAGTTCTTGGCATTTTTGCGCATCGAATGTTACGCAAGTACCATCGAGATACATTAGTAGGCTTTTCCGTGAAGCGCCTCTCGACTGGCGTTGTACTTCATCTTGAGTTCGACATGCTTCTCGATGTCGATGCCCAGCCAACCGCACGTGTCCATAAGACGGATAAACACGTCGGCGAGTTCATCCTCAACCGTGTCTTTTACCCAGTGCTTGAAAGACCACTCGTCCTTGACGGCGTCGAGATTGGCAGTACACCGACGATGCTTGCGATCAGCCTCCAACGCTTCACCGGCCTCACTCTGCAACAGAGCGATCTGCTTGGCGAAAAAGACGTGGCGGAGAGTTTCGTAAAGCTGTTCAGCGGTTTCTCCGGTGGAACCATTCTTTACAGCGTCGCCCAGTCGGAGTTCGTCTTCGTGGAATTTGTGGTCAACCGCATTCTGATGCGCGGCGTCCCGGTATTCATTCAGTGTCATTTTCTTTTGATTTTATTCGAATTTTACCTTTGGTTTCTTCTATTTCGAACTTACAGTTCTTGCACACTCGCCTAACGAGTTTTTCAGAAGTTCTTACGGCGTTCGCATAATAGTTATCGCCGGGAGGGACTTTAACATGTTTCTTGTGGGTCAGCGCAAGATAGCACAACTTGCGCAAATCTTCGGAATCCACTAATGAGAGGTGTCGCATAGCTGTTCGTCGAGTTGTGCCTCAATGTCCTTGATAACTCCGCTGGAGACTACCTCGTCAACAAAATTATCGAGACCTTGCACACGTACATCTTCATAAATATACCATGCGCCCTTACGCTCGACCACACCGAATTTCATGGCCAAGTCAATAAGTTGGCTGTTAACATCGGTCTTGAACGCAGGCACGACACCATCATCCACAAAGGCGTAGTAGAAATTGCCCTTGCGTTTATTGACGCCGACCTTGTTTTTCACGCACTCGATCACAATATTCTGTCCGGTAACAATGTCCCCGACATCGGTTTTACCTTGAATTGCTTTGAGTGCCTTGAACTTAACCGATAACGTTTTTGCACGGGCCAACTGGTCACCGTTGCGGATAACCTCCGGATCACCATAGACCACTCCCGTCTTCTGATACAGTGAGTTAATGTAGAGAAGCGTGGCTTCCTTGTTCGGGTTGGCATTCATAGCGGCAAGAAACTTGCGGAATGCCTTACTCCAAAACCGTGCACCGGAGGCCATTTGGTTAGCCTCCATAGAGTTCTCCATCTCGTCATCAGTACCGACCGCGGACAAGCTGTCAATCATAACGAAGCTGACAAGCTCGTTGGAAAGCATCGTCTGAACGATGTCCACCATATTAGTCAGCAAGGGGGGTCTGATAATGATAAGACCCTCGTTGTCGATACCGAACCGTTCCCCCCAGTCGGGAGTGTAGGTAGCCTCGACATCCACCAGCGCCACATACCGATAAACGGGCGGATTCTTGGGATGATACCCTTTACGGAGCGTATACCCCGTAATAGTTTTCATCTCACCGTCACCCTCATACGTGAAAGAGGTGAAAGCGTTCTCCTCATGGTTGGCCCAATCGTAGTGCTGGAACTTTGCAATAGCATCGTACCCGCAGTAACTTTTAAGCGAACCGTTAGGTCCCACGTGCTCTATGATTCTACCGATAGGGAATCCTCCGGTAGTTACATAGTTGTACATCGGAACAACGCATTTTATCTTTCGACAGTTAGGCAACTTATCCGCAGTGTGAATGATCCCGACGCCCATCGTATCGGTAAACTTACCGAGCATAGCGGCGAGACTTGATTTTTCTGCTTTTTTAGCCATTGATAATGTCTGTTATTGTTCGAGTAATTTCTTCGGCGACCATATCAGCGGTTACGTCCGGAAACAGAATTTCATCCTCAACATATTCGAGGTATTTCTGTTCCAGAATTTCATCGTCATCCATACTTTCGTCGATAGGTACATCTTCATCGGAATCATAATCCGGAGAGGTATAGAAATAGTCATCCAGCATCATAATATCCCGCTTAATAGTGAGTAGTCGAACCGATAAGGCAGGCTGGGCAGATCGTCGTCTTTCATCTCAGACCAATTCGTGATGATCTTACCATCGACCAGCATAGGCACGCTCAACTTAACGGCGTTCTCCATACTGTCAATAATAATTTCCTGCGCACGCATCATGTCTGATATTCGAGCCTCAACCAGCACCTCGTCATGCACCTGTAAAACCAAATGCGCGTCGATACCAACCTCCTTGAAACGTTTCGCCATTTTAATCATGGATAGCTTCACCATGTCAGCACCGCTACCCTGCACAATCGTATTTACCGACTGACGCAGTGCCTTGAAATAAGCGACATTGTTACGCTCATAAGGGCTTTTGGTAGCTTCGGGCAATCGGCGAATACGTCCGAAGATATTTTTGACATACCCGTTACGTTTGGCAAAGTTCTCCGTTCGTGTCTTCCATGCGGCGAAACCACTATACGTCTTCATGTAGTCAACCGAAATGATGCGGTTAGCTACACTTTCGGAAACGTTGATAGTTTTAGCCAACTTGGCAGGACCCATACCATAGAGTACACCGAAATTAACGACTTTGGCACCCTTACGGGAAATGTCCAATCGTTTGGCAACGTCACCGTGTGGGTCTTCGCCATTACGGAATACTTCCAAGAAGTGTTTATCCTGACTGACGTGAGCCATCACACGCAGTTCCAGTTGTGAGTAGTCATAATTGAGAAAAACGTACCCCGGACGCGGAACGAACGCTTGCCGAATAGGAAAATCGTGATTGTTCGGCTGGTTTTGCAGATTAGGGTTCTGCGATGAGAAACGACCCGTTTTCGTACCGTTCGAATTAAGATCGCCACGCAGTACATTGTACCTGTCAACCAACTCCGGAATAGACTTGATATAACCGGAATCAATTTTCTGAACCTCGGAGTATTCGACCATGTACTCCGCGATTTTATAACCGCGGTCAGCCAACTCCTCCATAGTATCGGAATCAGTACTGCGCCCACCTTTCTTCGTAGTTTTAAGTACGGGCAATTTCAGAACGTCGTAGAAAATCTTCTGCTTCTGTGGTGCAGATTTGAGGTTAAAGACGCAACCAGCTTCTTCGTAGATAGCCTCGGTCAACTCATTGATCTTCCGTTCAACCACTTTCTCCATAGACTTTAAGAACGGAACATCTATAACGACACCTCGTATTTTCATGTCTCGGAGAATGTTTACCAACGGCATCTCGATATTGTTCAGCACCCACAGTGCATCAGCATCGAGCTTAGGTCGGTAATAGTGGTATACCTTGGTTTCCCAGTAGGCGTCCTCGCAAGCATACGTGGCAAGAAGCTCCAGTAACTTATCACCGTCTTGAGACCAGTTGATACGAGACCATTTCCACTGTCCCTTTTTAGCAGGGGGGAAAGCCTCATTGCACTTTTCCTCAAAAGTAGGTTTTGCGTAACCGAAATCTTCCAGTACTCGTTTCTCCAACTGCATGTCCAGTTCCGGGTCATACAAGTGAATCATCGTAATAGTGTCGGCGAATATCTTGCAACACTCATCTTTGATTCCCTGCATTTTATTGACCATGCTATCAAACTTGGTATTGTGGCCAATCATACGAAACCGGGGAAACTCCTCATTGCAAATACCGACCAGCTCCTTTACGGAAAGGCCAGTGGAGAAAAAGAAGTCTACCGGACAGAAGCATGAATCGTGACCCCTTTGATGCAGAGCGATTCCCAGCGGAATACAATCGTATTCGAGACCAGTAGTCTCCCAGTCCCATGTCAGCAAACCATCGTCTTCCAACTCGTGGAAATACTCACGAAGGTCTTCAATAGTTTCGATCAACCGACCGGAACCTTTGGGTAGAGATAATAAACGCATACTTTCTAAGTTAAAAGTGGGGAGCGCTTGGCTCCCCGTTCGTTACTCGTCAGAACTGGAGTAGCCACGCTCGTCGATTTCGTCCTCCGTAGGCGGTTGACAGAGTTCCTCAGCGATAGGAGTTTCCTCTTTCCACTTTTTCGGAACCATCTTGTTGTCGTCCTCGTCGAACGCAGGCTCGAAATTGTACGACGTGTCGGTACTTGCACCCGAACGGGTAACTTCCAGCACCATTTCGGTCAGCTCCTTACCGCGACGATCCCGAATGGCCTTGAGCTGGTTGGCGATAGTAGCACCGACCTTCCAAAGTTTTTCCACGGGTTTGTCATGGTTGAACTTTCCTTTCTCCTTGTTCCACGTACCGCGGTAGTCGAGAACCTTGAACGCGGCACGCCACGTTTGTTTAACGCCCTGTGCACAAAGAACGCACCGACGCTGGGTGTTCAACTGACACGGTACGACCGTGAACCGACCTCCCTTGTCACGAACGCTGTGGGCGTCGTAGCAGTAGGGTTCATCCTGCAAAAACTGAATAATCGCGGATTCACCGTCTTTGAGGTAGAAGTCCCTCACTTGGTTTTCCATCGCATCTTTCTTCTCAGCGATTTCTGCTTGGCGGCGTGCAACTGCACCCCAACCACTCGACTTGCGAGGACTTTCCTCACTCGTCCGGCTCCTACGCGGAGCACCGTCTCCTCTTGTGGGCATAGACTTAAAAAATTTTTGGCATTGTATTGCCGGTTAACTAATATAGTTACATCGGACACGTAGTCCATTATGTATAAATATACAAAATATTTTTGATAAAACCAAACACCTAATTTTAGGGTGCTTTTTTCGGAATTATCTTCAAAGAAGCCCGTGCTCGAATACTGAGAGGTAACCACGGACGCTTCTTTTCGGTTAAGAACTCGACCTCAAAATACTTATCGAAATTTTTAGCAAGTTCACCTTTAACAGCATCCAAAATATAGCGTTTGGCGACATCACGGCTAACCTCGTCAGAGATACTACCCAACATAGGTAACTCGACATCCATGTTAAGTACTAACGGAGTGGGTTCGAGACGACCAAAGTCCATGTCAACACGAGGATAAACTTCCGTGTCGCCGAAGAATTTTCCTGCGTCGATAACCGGAGGTGTTATTCCAAGAGCAGGGTCTTTGGCAGTCATCTCACTTGGCGCCGGAGGGTCCAGCGAGGGAAAGTACTCCTCCGGAAAAGCATCACACGTAAGGGCATAAAGTCGTTCCTCCGTAGTATCACTATGAATCCGAGCAAAATGAACGGTATAATAATCCTTTACGGTATACCGTCCGATAGTACCGTGTTTTATCTCAAAAGGTTCTGCAACAAAGATAGCGACATACCTAATAGCAGGAAAATTAGTCTTAATTTCTTGACCGAATTCCTCCAAATAACTTACGTCCACATCTCCGTCAATCCGATAAATTCGCAGATGGTCACTCGCTGAACTAAGAATAATCGTAGATCGAGAACGCTTAAATAGCATCGTTTCTCCGTTTTAATTCTCTCCACACTTTATCGCGCATCTCTATATAACCATCAATGTACATGGCCATATAAGTTGAGTACTCGGCATAATCCGTAGCGGCTTCGAAGCATCGTTTCCACACACCGCGGCGACGGCATTCACCGGGGTCCTTGGTTGTATACGGAATTAACCGGACATCCGTATGCGGACTTATCAACCGATAGGCTATTTCAGTAGCGCGTCTACCGGCTTCGTCATTATCGAATGCCAGAAATACCGTTGAAAACTTGGATATTTTCTCCACCTGCCACGAACTGAGATCAGCACCGAGAACAGCGGTAGCATTGTACCCGTGTTCATACAACCGCATGACATCCGAATACCCCTCGACTACTATCACGTAGTCAAAGCTCGTATCGTAGTTGTACAGATACTCCTTTTTATTGAATCCGGGATTATTCTGCACAATACGATCCGGAATTTGTTTACGGCGTTGATACCCTTTCAGAGAATCCTCCCAGTAAAACGGAATAATCATCCAACCATCGAGTGTTTCTCCGAGTTTGAAATGACGCAACGTAGATGGCTTGTACCCACGACTAAGGAAATACGTCGGGGGTTGCATCTTCCACACAATGTCGAGGTCGAATTCCGACTTGGCTTTCTTACTTTCGAGAATACCGGACAGATTGACCAGCTCTACCGCATCGAAGTAATTGACACCCAACTCCCGCGTCAGTAACCGGATGGCACTTCCCTTAGCCCCGCATGAAAAGCAATTACCTGTAAGGATGTTGTCTTCGAGAGCAAAACAATGATAAATAGGTACCTCAGCACAATAGACCGTCGAAAGAATCCCAGTAAAAATAACGCCTGTTACCCGATAGCGATTTCGAGTGTACTTCTTGTGAAAGGACATAAACCGTTCTCTTTGGTCTGACCGGAGGAAAAAAGAAGCGTCGAGATTCTTAGTATTAATAGTCATCTTATGAACAAGAGAACCGTCTTTAGAGTACCCCTTCCGGAATTGACTTTGTATCGAACTTGTTGAAACACCCAGCTTAAAAAAGGCTTGCCTACAAAACTCCAAGTCTTCGGCACGACTGGAATTAAGTATCAGTATTCCTTTCTCAGTTATGCGACCATCCGTGGCGATGTATCCAGCCAAAAACCCACGAAGATATGAAAGATCAGCGGATAACAAAGGCAACTCTTTGAAAGAACCTCCGCCACGTACATCATAAATACGGATGTACCGTTCACCAGTACCTCTTACTTTAACACCACGATTCTCAGTGGCACTAAAGTAAGAAGCCAACTCCATCTTGTGTCCATGAAGATTAACCAAAGTTTTAATACGCTTTCGACTTCGATCAGTAGTTCCATCCCCAAAGACAATTCCATGCCTGATACCAGCGTAAGACTGCTCGGTCTCTTGAACATGGGCAAAATCTACGGACTGTAAATAATGACCCACTTTAAGTTCTGAAGTTGTTAAAGTTGACTTTACACCTTTAACAAACCATCTATGACCGCTTGTGGCACGAATAATCTTGGAAAGACCATCCTTTGTAAGATGTATCTCCCAAAGAAGTTGTTTCCCATATTCCTTAAAAGAGGCATCCACAAAAGTACCATTCGAAGTAAGAACCTTAACGGTTCTCCCGGATAAATCTTTTATCGAAAAGGTACCTTCACTGGTAGGAACACGAGTTTCCCCGGCGAAACAATGATAGGCTCCGATTTCGGGATTAAGGAAAAATGACATCCGACCACTGCCGTCAGTATGGTTCTCTCGAAACGGACACATACACCGTATCTGACCGTTGGCCATACGTGTAGGTTCGAAATCTTTGAGAACATCCAAGAGGTCCATGACTACTTTTTGGTTTTCTTGGTTATTTCGTCGAGGACCTCACGAGCACTTTCAATACTCTCCGAGAGTGCCTTAATACGTGTGGTGTTGCTATTCGTAGTGAGCACCTGCTTCTGCATCGTGGAATGAATACCGGGCAACATCTTGTGCAAGGTAGTAAGAACCTTGACTAAGGCAATATTATACCGCGTGTTGGCCACGACTGCATTATACAGGCGTAACACACCCAGTACCAGTACCGCAAACAAGAGCAGGAATACCCGCAGGTATAAGTCGATACGGTCTCCACGAAACAGCGGTACAGTAACCCACGCAATAATAAGCACAACACCAACCACGAGGGTTACAGCCAAGAGAATCTCGGCTACTGAAAAAGAATGCTTGTTTTCCATAACGGTACGATTAAGGGGATTTTTGCGTGAAATTCTTCGACGAGCCGACCGATATTCGCATTCTCTTTCGTTTTTCGGTCGATAAAATGCTGGACCAATCCCTCGTCGGTGTATTTGACTTTTCCAGCGTCAACAACTTTCGGCGCACAACTGGCGCAGGAGGACATCTCGAACACCCACCGAATTTGAGGAAAGTCGGTACGCTGGCCAAGACAATACTTAAAGCCCTCGTACCAAAATACCTTGTCGTAGACCACCTTTTGAGTAAGCCACTTGTTTCCTAAGAAACGATAGGTGAAAAATTCACCTTTTTGGTCGATTAATTTAATTTCCATATCAGACAATCGAGACCTAATGACAGTCCCTTATTTATACGTTCCCAATTACACTGATGCTTGACACAAAAATCTCCGACACGTGTAGCGAAATAATAACGCTTGGCCTCGATAAATTTGTATGCCTCTTTCAGTGCTTCTTCAACAGTAGGATAACAATATCCAAGTAGATTTGCACCACTCTTAACCTCCGAGACAGAATAAAATTCTGGGTTGTTAATATCGTGATGCACGAGGAAGCTCCACCCAAACAGCGTAAAGCGACCCACGACAAACACCTCCGTATACTTCCGGCGACGTATAGAAATAACTCCGATACCACAGACCGCCTCATACTTAAAAGACTTCCGGTCTTGTGGAGGTAGGTTCGGTTTCAGCATCTTTAGGGGAAAGTTTTACGGACACATCCATTTTCTCCAAATTATTTTGGAACAAAAACAGTGTTCCGGGTGAGACACGACGACCCTTAACGATCTCGCAACCGATTTGATCGTAAAATTTCATGTCCGCATCTTGGAACATACGGATAGCAATATCGGAATCCTGCACATAAGAACCCGAATAAGCAAAGTCATCCTGACCGGAAAGCGCATCGCGCGATCCCCCCTTACCAGTACCCCTGCGGAGCTGGGTAGTGTTGATGATAGGCACTTTGTTGTTCTTGGACAATCGTTTCAGATTTCGGGTAATATGCGTGATCTTCTCCCAACCCTCCGGGATAGACGGCTCCATAAGATAAGAACCATCCACGAATATCACGCACGGATTATACAGTCCGATATTGGTAGTCAGCTCGTCGATAGTTTCGCAACTGTAAATGATTCGAAGCGCCGACGGAGCGTCTTTGAGTTCGTCCAGACCATGATAGTAGCGACTTTTCTCCCTTTCGGTGAGTTCACCTTTTTGGAACCGCTCATAAGGCAGGCGGAAATTAATACAGTCGAAACGTTCTTTCAGTTCATCCTCCCCGATCTCATTCGATACGAAAAGAATGTCGCCGACGGACATTCCCTCACTGCGTAATTTGAGCACCACCTCGTTGAGCTTCCTCGCAAGGTGAACGATCAGCCACGTGTTATGCGTAACCGTAAAATCCGCGAGACAGAACAGATGATCCCCGTCTATGGTAAACCCATAGTAGTCATCAACCACGTCTTTCTCAACCACGATTCCAGTGTGCAAGACATTTTTAACCTGCTTACGCGGAGTACATTTCTTTCGGGTAATACGAACCGGAATATCCTCAACCCCGTCACCTTGTATAACCATTCGGTGATAGGGAGTTCCGTCCACGTACTTGAGATTATGCGAGACATAGAATCCCAAGGTTCGACACAACAGCATAATGTCATCTGCGAGCGCGTCACTCTTTTGAGTTATTTCGATACAGTTATCAGTGGTGTACCCGTCAGTATCGACAAGACCGGCCAATAATCTGAGACGATTCTCAACAGAAGTAAAGATAAACTCCTTGGGGATATGTTTGAATCCCGGATTCGAAGAACCCCTTGTTTTGAGAAGATTCAACTCCCGCATCTTACGAGCAAGCGTTTTACAATTCTTAAACCGATACAATCCAGTATCGACATTCTGCAAATACCCTCCCATAGAGATGGAGTACTTATGCAGGAACCTTATAATTGGTAAATCGTAAGAGGTCACCGTAAGTTCACGAGAGGTACCACCTCCAAGCCATACACCCAAAAAGTAGGGATCAAAGGGTACCTCACTCTCAGAAAAGGTCATACGAGGAGCTTTGTACCCCTTAGCCTCTTTTCGAAATTTAGCGGAGCGCCTGTAATACTCGGTAATGGAGACATTCTCAGTAACCCACGAAGTTTCTCTCCCCAAGTACACACGTTTACCGTCTACGGTTCTTCGCCGTGAGTAAACTTTGGGAACAGCCAAAGACAGTATGTGACTTTTGTTGACACGATAGTCCATACCTTTGACTTGACGAACCCAATACATCTGTTCACGACCACGCGCCAAGGACAATACTGTTCGAGGAGTTCCGTCGGGACCCATAAGTTTATCACCAACCACGATGTCTTCGACATTCTTAACCGAAAGATCGGCCATAAGAATAGGAGTGCCTTTACCAAGACATTTACCTAAACCAGCGCGTCCACCGATAGTGATAAGGTCGGTCTCCCGATAACCGTACAAAGTACTGTCCAGATCGGGTTCTCCCATACTCAGATACGTGACACCCTTTGTGCGCACACGATCTTCATACATTCGCTTACGTTTGTCGGTATCGTCGGAGTACAGGGAATCCTTGGTCTCCATCCCGTCGTTGGTAAGGGAGGAAACCAATTCGCGCAGGTCTTGGAGTTTTTCGAGAGGGTCCGCTTTAAGACCGCGGACCACTTTAGGCACTTCTTCGGAAATACGGGCGAAAATAAACCGTTTGCGGACTTGTTGCAGGTAGTAGGCAGGTCGGGCATCAACCGAGGAAATATCCACGTCGAATTTGTCACAGTACGCCTTAACACCGATGAACTCACCGCTCTCCTTATAGTAGTCGAGAATAAACCGATGCTGAACCACCTCGGAACCATCCAACCACCTCCGGTTGATCTGCGAGAGGACTTTCAAATCCCCCCGCTTGACCACCGATAACAACAGCTTTTCACCATCAGTCATAGAGCAAATTCTTTAAGCGTTTCTGAATAACGGTTTTTCGGTAATCGTTACCTCGAACCAATACCGAAATAACCGCTTCATTGAGCAGGGAACCGACATCCTCGGAGAACACCTTTCTCACGTTCTTAGGGTCAGTGTTGGACGTGATCCATACAGGTTTGTTCATCTGAACACGATACCGCAGGACACTCTCGATCACACGTTTCACCAAATCCGGCAACGGTAAGGGATTCCCGTCAGCATCGACATTCTTACCGAACTCGTCAATACCCAAGAAATCCACTCGGCAAAGCATGTTCTGAAAAGCGTCACGCTGTTCATCGGAATACCATGTCGCCGTAACGTGACTAACGATGTCATCCATAGAAAACACCCGACACCGATATTTCCTCTCGATGAAAGTAATGAACGCCGTATTCATAAGGTGGGACTTTCCTGTACCGTTGGCTCCCCATAAGTACAGGCCGACACCCTTACGGATCATTTCATCAGCTCTCTCGATGTAACGGACAACTGCATCCAGCGCATCGGCATCATTGGTAAATTCGTCTACGGTTTTGTTGTGCCATGCGCACTTGATACCGCAGTCCAAAAGATATTGTCGTTTCTTGTCCATCAGAATCCATCACTTTCAGTTTCGGCGTCACGCATGTAATCCTTACTACCGGACCCCTTTGTGAGTGCACCGAAAATATCGTCCTTAATGACAGCCACCGTCGTAAGTGTAGGAACACCTTTACGGCGATACGCCGAGAAGTTAAGCACACCCTCCACAAGTATCGCAAAGGTAGTGAATTTATCGTATGCCTTTAGCATATTACTGGTCTGATAATACTCGACCTTGTTTCGAAAAAGATACGATTCACCGCCAGTGAACATCTCATAAAGAAATGTGAAAAACGTGGTAAAGTCGCTGGGGGTCATCTTGTCGATACCCCGGTCAATGAAAGTATTTATCTGCTCGGCGATATACCTGCCGCGACTGCGGCGCAATGCCGAACGGGGAGTTTCGAAAGTCTTAATCGCTTCCCGTAACTTGGCGATAGCGGCATCAGCCAGTGAGTTCTTAATGTCGAACGGAAAAAACCGCATACCACGAATCTCACCGACATAAATATGTCGTTCCTCGTCAAAGAAGATAAGACCTTCCTCATAAAGAGCATCCAGCGCATTGTCGATCTCGTCACCGCTCCACGAAGCGAAAAAGTCGGCGAGGTCATCCTGCAAATGTGCGAATACCGCATACTTGGTGTCATCCCCCTCCATTTTGTAGGGAACGACATTCGACAGTAACGCGAAATAAAGCAGACGCTTGAATTCGACGGTATCGCACACCGCATACTCTTTGCGAAGTCTCGTTAACCCATTCATTACTTACCGTCGAGTTCTTTCAGTTGAACCTCCAGCTCCTCGGTCACGATGGCATCGGCCTGTTCGATGGTGGTCTTAATCTGAACGATTTCCTCTTTGGTAGGTGAGATAGGGAGAGTAACCCCGACCGTGACTTTCGCACTCTCGTAGTTACCCATATTTTTAGTGAGTGATTTCTCGTAGTAGACCGTGCATCCGGAATCACGTAATTCCATAACAGGGTCAGTGGTTTTTTTAATTGCTGGCATATTTACTCCTTTCTTCGGCGAATAACCGATTTAACTCAACCCGCAACTCAGCGGGACACTTGACATTTCCCGGTATTTTGGCGATCAGCGGGGCGATTTTACGCACGAAATTAACCGGGTAATAGCGCACGTCGTCAATGTACAAAACCGCACCGGGAAGAATCTCTTGGCGTTCGTATCGTTTGATCGTGCAGACCGATTTTCCGACCATATAGGCAAAACCCGATACCGAGGTAACCTCGATAACTTGTCCGCCAACGGTCACCTTCTTACTCGGTTTCATGGAAACGTTTCTTGACTTTCACGGAAAACGCATACGATTCTTTCTGAACGTAGAGCTTGTTCAGCAGATCAACCGGAATCTTACCGGTCTGATAGAGACGTTCGATGACGTCTTCGCGTACCATCGTCACCGTTTCCAGACATTCGGTAAGATGATTTTTGCGGAGAATGTCCTCAGCTTCGGGAACCAATACCGAGGTCAGACGGAGGGTCTTGTGCAACTGGATTTCCTTGTCGGCATACGGGAGCGCGAACACCTTACTACCGGTAGGGGTCACACTTCCCAAGGTATCGACAGCAGATTCCAGAGGAACACGGATAGCCTTAACCTCTTTTTCGAGACCGGCTATTTGCTTCTTTTTGTTGTCGAATTCGAGAGCCTGCAATGCAAGCGCTTCCTCGTTACATGATTTTGGGGTAGGCATAACGACTTTAGTTTTATACGAAAAAAGGGGAACAGATTCCGTTAAGAGTCCGTTCCCCTCGTTATTTGTTGGCGATGTCGCGGACTACTCCTCCAACAGTTTGATCTTGGTGTGGATGTCCTCGATAGGACCTTCAGTCTCGTCGTCGTAAGCGATGGTCACTTTACCGCGGCGGATGCTTGCGACCTCACCGGTGAACCATGCCTGATTGTCGTCGTCCCACCATACGGCGACGCGGTCACCGACCTCCAGTTCGTCGGGTTCAACGAGTTTGCCCTTGGGTTCTTTCGAAGCAGGCTCCTCCTCTTTCGTAGAGGTACGGCGCGACGACTTCTTAGCGGCGGATTTCTTCTCGACGGGAGCCAGTGCGGCGGCGATTTCACGGGCGATCTCCATGAGGTCAGTCGTATCGTCGTCCACGAATTTGCGGAACGCATCCTTGACGGCCTTTTCGTCGTACTCGTTCTCCCCGGCGAGAGCTTCGATCTTCTCGATGACTTTCTTCTCGTTCAGCGAACCGGAATCGAACTCCTCCAAGAGTTCTGCAACTTCCTTGGTGTAGAGCGGATCGCTTTCACTGAACGGCAGATCGTCATCCTCCTTTGCAGGAGCGGCCT